ATTCATTATTACCTCTCATTTTATTTTCACATAATTCATAATTTCCTATTGTTTGTAAACATTCATCCATTGTCATTGGTTTCTTTTCAGTTTTTGGTGGATATGTAAACAATGCTACAAATCCAAATATGCAACATATACAACCTAATATCACGATCACCATTATTTTTTCTAAAAATCCCATTTTAATTCACCTCTTTATCTTTTTCTATATTTGATTTATTTTCATAAAATCTTATAGCAGCATCTATATAGCTTTTACTATTTTCTAATTTTTCTAAAGCATAATCTGGGTGTATTCCTTTATATTCTACATATACTTCTAATACCGCACTTATACCATTTAAAGAATCTACTAAATCTTTCAAAAAAGCACTGTCTCTTGTACTATTATCAGAATAATACTCATCATATATCTTCATATAATTATTTTTGATCTTATCTAGTTCTCTACTCAAACCTAATTCTGTCATCTCTCTACAAAAATCTCTATCTATCTCACTTATATACATTGTTATCTCTCCTCATATTTTTCTTGCATTTTTTCAAAATACTTTTGCATATCATCTGCGTCTTTATAACAACACATTATTTCTATTTCATAATCTGACATTGCGTTTATAATCTTTTCATCAAATCCTATTTCTATAAAATCTTTTCTCATAATATCACTTCCTTCTAAATTTCTTTATTATCTTTTTTCTTTGTTTATATATCTCTTTTTCAAGACACTCTTTACATACTGTTTTATTATCATCAGATGTATATGATTCTTTTATTTCTTTTTTACATTTATCACATTTCATACCTTAGTCCTTTTTCTTCTTTAATTCTTTTAACTCTCTTTTAACTTTTACCAAATCTTCATTTAATTTTAGATTTGTTTCTATTAATGCTTGTAGTCTTTCATTGAATATATCTTGTTGCTTTATTCTTAATTTCTTTTCAGTATTAAGTTCTAATATCTTATGTTCTAACTCTTCACATTTTACATTATATTTAAGTTCTAATGTATTGTATTTCTTTTTTGTTTTTAAATGTTCATAGATTTTTTCTTTCATTATCTCATTTCACTCCTTTTTTATGTTCATTGTACATAATATTTAATCTATCTTCTATCGTTGTAAGTTCTTCTAAATCGCGTTTTATTAAAAATCTACAATGCCAATTATCTTTCATAGAATCAAATCTCAATGCAATAGCTTTTTCAAAACTATCTAACTCTATCCATAAATAAAAATCTTCTTCAACTCTTTTTTGTAGATCTAATAAATAATTAATCAAACCTTTTCCTAAATTCAAATCTTCCATTATCTCATTTTACTCCTTTTATTAAAACAAACCCCACTCTGCAAATTTCTCAAAACCACCAATATCGTTTATATATTTTCTTGCAATTTCTACTATCTCGCTATATGGTTTTCCATCTATTGTATCATCTCCTATCGCACAACATAGTTCTACTATTTCTCCTGTTTCTTGTGCTTTTAAGAAAGCATAAATATTTACTGATACATCTGCTTTAGATAAGTCTTTTCCATGTAGTCCACCGCCAGTTACACTTTGTGCCATATCAGAACCTAATTTACGATTAGTTGCACCAGAATCTACATCTGATCCACCTGTCCATTCTCCTAGTGGATTTATAATTATTTCACATTTTCCATCTTTAAGTAATTCTTTTAATTCTTCGTTCTTTGCATTGCTTTGGCAACATATAAATTTATCTCGACTTAATATATATTTTCCATCATATGGATATTCATTGTATATTCTCTTTGCTAATCTTGATATTTCTTTTTCATTTTCTGTTAATGGTACACCTTTGAATATTCCATTGTCGCCACAACGTATTTCTTCACTTTGGTTATCTGCCAAATGTTCATCTTGTGGTACTTCTTCGTAGTCTAATAACACTGGTCCTGCTATTCTTCTTACGATTTTTAGTACATCAGCTTTTTCTAAGTGTTCACTTGTTTCCGCAATTATATGACATACACCATGTCCTATTAAAACTTCAACTGCTATTTTCGGTCTATCGTTTTTCTTATATGCTAAATCAACTATCGCCCCCGCGATTCTATCTGCCACTTTATCTGGGTGGCTTGGGTTTACCTTTTCTATCATTTTATTTTCTCCTTTTCTTAATCTAAATCTTCCCATTTATTTTCTTTTATTATCACACCTATATCATTACCACCTTTAGTAGTAATTGTTTGTGTACTTTCTTTTTGTACCGTTCCTCTATGATATTCCATACGACTTGATATATCTATGCCATCACCTTCTTCGGCTTCCAAATAACCTTGTTTAGTTGCGTTTTTGATTAATACTACACCCTCTTTAGGATATGTTACTAGACAGTCTGCAAGTTCCTTATTTTCAGTTAATCTATCTTTACCTTTCATAAATTGATCAGATTTATCATATTGAAACATACCATGATATTCATCTTTTAATAACAACATACTACTATTCATAGAAGTATTGCTTTTAGCTGTTACAGTTGGACTTGTATCACTATCTAAATAACTTGCATCATCTATAGGTTTTCTATATGCTTTCCATTCTCTTATCGACTTTATTTGGTTATCACTCAAATAATATTTTTCATCCACCTCGCTTTCTAATAAGTCTTTAAGAACTAACTTTCTTTCTGTTTTTTCTGGAAATACTATATCTTGTTTAGGATCAAGAACACTTACCATAAAACAACGATTTCTATTTTGTGGTATTGGCTCTGGATAACCTACTTCTTTAGCATTTAACATACACCATTTATTTGTATAACCTTTACTTTCTAAAAACTCTATCCACTTATCAAAATGCTCTTTATTTTTCTTTCCTGCTACTTGTGGAACATTCTCCATCAATAATATTTGAGGTAGATTCTCTTCACACTCTTCAAGTATTCTTTCTACTTCCCATAACATACCAGAACGAGTACCACTACCTTTTTCCATACCAGCACCTTTACCGGCTAGTGAAAGATCCTGACATGGGAAACTGTATGTAACTATATAGTTATATAACTCTCTATCTTTGATTTCCAAATCTTTCGCATGGACTTGTTGTATATTTATTAAATTATGTGTAGCTTTGCAATTATTAACTATATTTCTTAAATCTTCTTCTGATTTTCTTTTTATTGATGTTTCTTTCATCGGTTCGTTCCAATTACTTGAAATACCTTTATTGTATAAAAATTCTATCAAATCTTCTTTGTCCCATAGTTCACTATAATTAGTATTATCATTTGGAAAATGTATGCTTTTATAAGCATCTATACTATGTATAGCCCACTCACATAATTTCCAATGTTCGAAATCAACACCTAAATATTTTAAAGCTAATGCTTGACTACCATAGCCACCAAAGAGTTCGATAAGTCTAATTGGTTTTTGATCCACAATAGGATGGTCAATTAGTATAGATTTAAAGATAGCTTGTAAAACATTCACAACTATTGAATCACCTGCCAAATGATATTGTGTAGCATTGCTTAAATGACTTAATTTTTTTGAATCTTTATCTTTAACTCCCATTAATCTAAAACATTCAGTTGCTGTAAGTTTTCTTATTCTTAAATTTTCCACATTTACCTCCTCTATAATCTTTAACATATTTCCAGAACCTTGACTAGCTTTCAAACTTCTTGTTTCTCCATTCACATCATAAACATTTTGTTCAAAATGCCAACCATAAGGTGTTTTGTCTTTTAATGGGTTTATAACCATATTAACCACCACTCCTAAACAATCACATCTAGTATCTAATGTTGGACTTATATTATTACATTCTATATTTCTTGTTTTCCAATCATTAAATCTAGCATTTGTGTAACTATGTTTTATAACATCATATTCTTTTACCATATTGTTTTTAATTAAATAATTACATAATTCTCGTTTTAAATCATTCATTTATATCACCATTCAATAATACAAATCTAATAATCATAAAATTCTACATATAGTTGTTTCTCTTTATTATCATAACTAAATGTAGTATTTATTGATAAATCTTCTACTATTTTTTCTTTACCTCGATAAATAATTAAATCAAAACCCTCAACTACTTTTTCTAAATCATACCATTCGTATTGTGGTTTTATCTCATATTTTGTAACATTTTCATAAAGCATTGTGTACACAGTGTCCGCTGGTGTTACACCCCATATTTTCACTTTCATATTTAACCTCTTTTCTAGTCAAGTTATCTCTTAACTAATTAAATATTAACATATCATAATATATAAGTCAATACCTAAATTTAATTTTTTAATCAAGATCTGATAAATCTAATGAAGTTTGTACTGTTTTCAAGTCTTTACATACATATTCAATTCTAGCTTTTGAAATTGGTAGATATTCTTCCGTTAGTTCTATTCCTATGTATTTATAATTTTTATTTCTTTCTTTGTTTTCGTACATTACAGCTTTTCCAGTTGAACCCGAACCATTAAAAGGATCTAGAATCGTACCGCCATTTGGTGTTACAAGTCTTACTAGGTATTGCATTAAATCACATGGTTTTACTGTTGGATGTATATTTTTTCTAGGTGCTGATTTAGTTTTATCAGTAATAGGATTTTCACAATGGCATATACTTTCTTGTGGTCCTATAAACTTTTTACCACATATAGCACACCTATCGTTAAATGTTCTACCCTTGTTTTCCGTTAATGTCAAAGATGCTTCTTCAAAATCATCAAGACCTTCATCTCTATCTTTCTTACTTGCTTTTGCACAATAGAAGTATCTTGATGCAGAACCACTATCTGTATAACCTTGATTAGTTTTATCTTGACTTCCAAAATCAAACATTGCTTTTCTACTATCTCTATTGCCTTTTCTATAACTTGCTTTATTGTTAGGGAAACCTCCACATACTTCGTCAAAATCTGTTTCGTCATAAGTCAGTATTGTATTTGCTGGAAATCTACCATCATGCTCTTCACACTCTATTCTAGGTGCATTTGAAACTTGACCAAAACTCATTTTATGACCATTTCCTAGTTTCTTTTGTTCTTGACCAACATAACTCAAATCTGGCATTGTTCCACCACCAACTTTTTCTGTACCAACTCGACACTCGTCTATATTTAAGCCACCAACACCATATTCTATTACATTATCTACTAAACTACCTTTAAAAGGTTTTCTCGCTACTATAATTGGTTCAAAACTAGGTTTTAAACATGTTCCCCAACCTTGCCATTTTTTTGCTAAATCAGTTGTGGGATTTAACTTGCCTAATCTTTTTTCATTTTGAGATTCAACATCATAATCCTTATTTCTATAACCTTGTTCTTTTTGCAACTTTGCTATCCCCCAATGACCACGTTCTAATTTTTCACCGTTTAATTTTGCAAAATCTTTCGTATTGCCACTCCCTGTTGTTAATTTACCTTCAATACTTTTTGCGATATTGAAACTTTTAGGAAATCCACTGCCATATAACCACATAATAGTATCTCTTATTTCAAATCCTGCATCTTCAATAGCACAGGCTATTCTATGAAATGTTCTGCTGCCACCAAAAGCTAATAAATAACCACCCGGTTTTAGGACCTCGTAGCACTTTTTCCATGTATCTGGTTGAAATGATACACCTGCGTTATCCCAACCTTTTCCCATGAAATTTAACTCATAAGGCGGATCTGTAACTATTGAATCAATACTATTTTCTTCAATATTATCTAACATATCCAACATCGAACCTTGATATAATTTATAAAAATTATTTTCACTATATAATTTCACATTTACCTCCTAATCTAAATCTGATAAATCTATATATACAATATAATCACACTATAAACATTACATGTAGGCTCTTGTTCTTCATTAAAACATGAGTATCTTATGTCAACAATATTTATATGCAAACCCTCTTCCTCTAAAAATTTATTAATCACTTTCTCTAAATTCATACTATTATTACTTTCAAAAATCTTACATTTAATCATTCTAAATCACTCTCCTCTTCTTCTACTTTTTCCCAATATCTTTGTGTACCATAATCTTTAAATCTTGTATTACTACGACCTAATTTCCAATTTTTAAAACTACGCATATAATTACTAATGTTTACAGAATCAAGTCTTGAACATTTCTTTTGTATATTATTAAGAGCCTTTGTATATAACTCTAATACACATACACGATAACCAACCGGCTTATCATCTAAATACTTTGCAACTAACCCTTTTTGAGGATCATCTTCAACAAACATTTCAACATGTTCATTTACAATATCATCGTACTTTCGTGGAATAACCAAATATGTTTTATTATTATCATATAAATACTTCGCCTCAGCCCAACATTGATTTATATAATCTTTAACATATTCTTCCTTATCATATAACTCGCCACGACTTGACTTAACCTCAATAGGTAAAAATCTTCTATTTCCTGTTAAATCTATCAAGAAGTTAAAACTATTTGTAGTACCAATAAAAATACAATGTCTAGGCATATCCGTCCAATTTGCAGCATAAGCACTTCTATATGTATCAACCTGTCTTGACACGTATGCTTTCATAGGCTCAACCATACGATTTTTTATCATTGCCAAAAGCTCTGAAAACTCACATATCCAACCATATCTCAATATTTCCGCACCATCTTTACCATCTATAGACATAATTTCTTTATTACTACCGCATCCAATATTCAACCAATCAACTATTGTACTCTTACAAGTACCCTGTTCCCCAACAAGAATCGTCATATAATCGAACTTACAACCGGGGTTATAAATTCTTGAAATACCACCATAAAAAATCATACGTGAAACTTCTCTTGAATAATCATCGTTATCACAGTGCATAATATCGACTAAAAATGTATCAATTCTACTCTTACCATCCCACTCAATACTTTCTATTTTATCTTTTATAGGATGATATGAAATCTTATCTTTACATAACAACAATGCATCTCTATATGTCGACTTTTCCTTGATCTTATACGACTTTTCTATCATATTCAATATCCACGCGTCATCATCATCTGTCCAATTCCTAACAATACCATCTTTATGTATTCTTTCAAATTTTCCTGTGAACTCATTAAACTTAATATTATTAATGATTTCACCTGTATTAAGAATCGCCTGAACATAATTATCTATTGTCGTATCATCTTTTTTATTACCCGTAATATTCATAAAAATATATGCATCGCCGTTTACCATATCTCTTGTATGACTTCTATTATATTTTTCAATATTTCTTTTTACTGTTGTCAAAACTTTTCTCAATTTCGCAACTTCAAGTATCTCATTTAAAACCTTATGACGTTCATTTTCATCTGCATAATTTTCAAAGACACTAGGAATGAAATTATTATTCGTTAATTCCTCCTTACTTAATTCCATAATCTCTTTGTCAATCATAATAATTTCACCTACCTTATCTCTTCAAAATATTCATCTATTTCATTATCATTATCTAATATTTTAACAATCGCAATCGCAAGTGCTTTCTTACATTTTTTATGACCATTAAATATTAAATACAACATTGTTGAACTATATCCAACTTGCTTCGATAACCATTCAACTGTCCTCCCATTTAATAATTTTATATATTTTTCTTTTTTGAATTTATACACCATTTCACCTCCTCGTTAGGTTAATTTCATTTTATTATAGAAAAAAATTATTGTCAATACATAATTAAGAAATTTATTAATTAATTTAAGATTTTGTCAACTAGAATTTTTTTCTGTTGACGGTCAGTTGACAAGTCTGTTGACAAGAATTTCCTTATTTCATAAGGGTTTTAGAAGATTGTCAACTAGGTCAACTAAAATTTAGGGTAATATACATAAGAAAAAATAATTCCTTAAATAGTTTAATGTTTTTTATTTTTTCTATATATATGTATAGGTAAAATCTTGTTGACGTGGTTGACAAATAATAATTTAACTTTATATATCAATGGTTTTGTTGTCAACAGAGTAGTCAACTAGAGGTCAACAAAGATTTTTTCTGTTGACAAAATTAATAAATATTGACTTATATGTTATTATTATGATATAATGTTCTTAGATTGGAGTTGGTATTCTATGGGTGAACTAATGACTAATAGAAGTACTAAAGGTAATAATCAAACTGTTAATGAGAGTAGAAAAGAGTATATGGCTCAACCTAGAGTACAAGAGTTTAATAAAGCTATGACTGATAGATTATTTGGTGTTGGTGGTAGACCTCCTGCTTTTAAGAGTGTTGAGCAACTTAATAGTGATGTTGGTGAGTTTTTAGATTTATGTCAGAGAACTACGACTATTCCGACTGTTATGGGATTGTCTACTTGGTTAGGTTGTGCTAGAGAAACTTTGTATGCACATGCGAATGATTCGAGATCGCCCTTTTCTAACACGATAAAAAATTTTATCGACTTATGCCACATGTCTTTAGAAAATGGGACTATAGATGGTAAGGTCAATCCTGTAACATATATCTTCATGGGTAAGAACTATTTTGGTCTGTCAGATTCAAAAGATATAAAGGTATCAGCGACTAATGATAGCTCTTCTCCAAACGCCCAAGAAACTGCAAGTGCATTACGTAAGCAGCTAGAGGAAGAATCTATACCTGATGCGACTATTTCAGAAGATCACTAGCGACTATTCTGCGACTATTCTGCGACTATTCTGCGACTATTTTTTGAAACCGTTAGCGACTATTTTTCACGGACACTAGCGACTATTTTTTAAAATTTTTCGCAGACACTAGCGACTATTTTTTACGCACATATAAAAATAAAAATTATTATACATGTTATTTTTTGGATCTTCTGGAGTGATTCAATAAAAAAAATAATAAAATGTAGAATAAAAAAAACACGTCAAAAAACGCTATTTTTACGCCGTTTAACGCTTGTTTTATGTTTATAGTATATTTATATTATACCATATAAAAACGCGTTAAAATGAGCGTAAAACAGCATAAAAAACAAGTATTTTTATACATGTTTTATTATATAAATGTTAAAATATATCATAAAAAAGCGCTTTTTATCCTGTTTTTAGATTCTTTTTTATAGCTATAATATATCTATACATAAAGAAAAAAGACGCGTTAAAAAGCGCGTAAACAGTCAATAAAAGCATGTTAAAAAGTAGAATAAAGCGCCGGATCTGGTCATGATTCTTTATTAATACCAAAAAAAAACAAGTATTTTTATACTTGTTTTATATATCTTTTGATCTGGTGATCTCTAATATCACCATGACGGGAAATAATAATAAAAATAATATAATACATGATATAATTTTTATATATTTTTTATTGATATTTATTTTTGGCGGCGGTCCTGTTTTTTCTATAGCTGCATCCGTGCGCACGTTGTAAAAGTTTCCTAAATATACCAGATCCGCATCTGATTCTTTAAAAATATCAATTTTAATATTAGATAAATTTAATTTTTTAATATCATTTATTTTTTTATAAACATCCTCCCACTTTTGAAAATAGAATTCTTTTAATAGTAGATCCTGATCTTCTGTTACTATTTCAATTTTATACATGTTTAAAAGTTTCCATATTCTTTACACGTGTTAAAATTTATTTTTTTATAATACTGGATGTAATTATTACTGTCAATTTTTATTGATCCCGTTGTTATTGATTCAAAAATAGAAGATCCGCGCGTGTTTTTAACATATTTTAGATCGTAGTTTTTTATTATATCGCGCGCTGTTTCTGGATCCGCGGCGTAGATAACATCCGCTTTTTCTGTATTAATAAATTTATTTTTATTATATATAATATTTATTTTCTCTATTTTTATCAATCCGATCCCTCCTAATATATTTCATTATATAATATATTTTTTATTTTTTTAAAATAGTCAATGTTTGATTCTAATTTTTTAAGTGCTGGATTATAGAATCCATCGTCTTTTTCTATTTCATTTTTAGCTTTTTCTATTTCCTGAGATTCTAAGCATTCCATGATATCAATTAACAATTCTATTTTATCATTATTTTTTAAAGTATTTATTTTTTCTAATATTTCATCATATAAATCCATAATAACAATCCTTCCTATTATAAGTTATTTTTAATAATAATATTTTCTAATTCATTTTTATATACTGTTAAAATATCGCGGATGTATGCTGTTTGGTATAAGTCAAGATCATCCGGTTGATCGTTCATGATAGCATCACCAGAAAACATCCATCCATAAAGATTGTCGTTTTTATTGATATTTTTTAAATAATAGTAATAATTCATCATTGATTCATTATTTTTTATTATATCGCGGAATTCTTCTACTTTTTCAAAAATTGCATCTAATTCGTAATTGTTAAACACTTAACATCCCTCCTCTATATAATACTTCATATAAGATCCTAATTCTGGACCGCAATTATAATATTTACATTCGTTTATATATCTATGATAATCCATTGAATCCATATATATTATATTTTCAATAGTTAATTCATAAAATCCGTTGATCCATGGTGAATCCGGATTGGCGTTCACTGGTAACATATAAAGCGTCAATCCTTGATATTTAGATGGATGATCTATAATATTATACACTTTTTTTTCTGTGATTCTTTTTAGCTTTTTATTTTTATAAGTAATATTTTTTTGTAACATTTTATTTTACCTCCATATTTTTTAATATATTTACTAAATAATCATTCTTTTCATCTATTAAATATTGTATATTATCAATATTTTTTGGATCTTCTTGATATTGTTTAGCTTGTAAATCTTTTTCATTTTCTAAATTAAAAATATACTGATTAAAGTCCCACTCTATATATAGATCTTCTGTTTTAAATTCTGGATCTCTGTTTCCATATCCATCTATTAAGGAACAATCAATCCAGAATATAAAATTTTTTCTATTGTCTTTTATTCTTACAGATATCCAGCGTTCGCCGGATTCTGTAAATTTTTCAATATTTAATATTTTAAAATATTCCATACTATTTAACCTCCTTTATAATAAAATTGTATCCATCCTCATATTTTCCAGAGTATCCGCTTGTTTGTTTTATGTTTGTAAATCCTTCTTTTACAGCTTCTAATACAGAAGAAACGCCGATCCCATAAGAAATTGATCCATCCTCATAAAGTCCATAAACGCGGCGATCTTTTCTGGTATAAAATTCTTTAAATCCTGTCATCTTATTTACTGTCTTTTTCTTTAATGTTGTTTTTATTTTGTATAATTTTTTAAATAAGTTTAATCCTTCGGATAAAGCTGTACTCCATCTGTCGTATCCATATCCGCCGATTTTGTTTCCTTCTTTTGAGTAATAAATTGACTCATCATTTTTTAAATATATTGATGCGTTGATATCATAAAATACACTGGATGCGCTTGGCTTGGTATAAATTACCATGCGGATTGATCCGCTTTTAATATCCTTATAAGTGATATTTTTTAGTGCTTTTTCTAAGTCTTTTTTTGTTTCTAATATTTCCATAATTTACCTCCATCCGCGTGGTCCGCGGTTGCTTTTTATTGAGAAGCATAACTCATATTTTTTTATTTTGGATAAAGATCTCTTTTTTTTCTTTATCTATATATATAATAACATATATTAATAAATAAGTCAAACATTTTTTAAAAAAATTTACATTTTTTTTAATTTTTTAACAATAATTTTTAATAATTATTTTTTCTAGTTTTTGAGCTTGTTTTTCTGTGATCTGTTTTTCTGTACCATATAGAAAATATTTTTTATCTAAGTTATAAAATAGATGTTTTTCTTTTTTTGGATTGTCAATATCATAATAAATAAATACCTCTAGATCATGATCTGTATTTTGTACATAGCCGCCGATCAACATCATTATATTTTTATTATTAATTTTAAAATTTTTTACTTGTAATGATTCACGCATAAATTAAATCCTCCTTCTTCTTTAATTGTTAATAATATTATAACAAATTATAATAAATAAGTCAATAGTTTTTTATTATTTTTTATAATTTTTTTTAATTATTTTTATATTGTAAATTTACTACATTTTTAGCTTCTTTTAAAGTGTTCGCGAAATATACAATATCACTATTAATTGTTACTAAATATTTACAATTATATTGTTTTTGTAAAACGTTGTTTAATTGTGTAATAACATAATCTTTTATATAATATTTTTTCATTGGTTTTATTATCATTTTTTTCAGATCTCCTTTTCTTTATTTCTTAATTATATTATACTATATTATATTATATCAGTCAAGCATTTTTTCAATTTTTTTTTAATTTTTTTATAATAAATTTAATATATAACATAAATAATAAATTGTAATTATTAACATGATAAAAGCTGCATTACTGAATTCAAATAATAACAGATCTTTTATTTCCTGTTTTAATACTAGTTTTTTCTTTTTCATGATTCAATCCCTCCTCTATCTTATATATACATTATACTAAATTATATTATATAAGTCAATGTTTTTATTTTTTATTTTTTGTAAAGTGTAAAGTCGTGTAAATGTATTATAATATTATTTTTTTTTATGATTCTTTTTTTTTTGGTATTTTCTGGATCCCTGCATACTAGATCCGCATCCTTGCTTTTCTTTTTTCTTTTTCTTCTGGTCATGAACGCGCCGCGGTTGCTGTGATATTTTTTTATATATTTATTATTTTATTTTTATTTTTTATTATTTTATTTTTATTGTTATTTTATCGCCGCCGGTCCCGGTCCCTCACTCCTAGATTTAAGATCGACACCCTACCTTCTTTTCTAGCCCTCTAGCAAATTTTTTATAAAAAACACCTCTCCTACAAAATTGACTAAACTCCCAATCAATGCTATAATAAACATATAAGAAATAAATAAAACTTCTATGATAGTACACTAGTGATATAACCCCCACATATCATTAGTGTAGTGTCATAGAAACAACGCAATATGCTATTCTAAAGACACAACATAGCACCTATAAAGAATATAGAGGTGGAAGAGAGTGATGAACTCTCTAATGTAGATTTGTGGTTAGATCGGTTAGATATGCAAGTATATGTTAGAGAGTCCATTACTATGTTAAAAACATTGGTGGTATTAGTTGGTGAGCCAATAGTATTAATATAGTTTATGGAGATAAGGTAAATGAAAAAAGATGTTGTGCAAATGCTAAAGATATACCAGCCTATATCTGGACTTGATTGGATGAATTACAAATTAGTTAGAAAAGATTTAACTTTTCACCATATAATAAAAGCTGAACATCAAGGAAAGAGGGTGATTTCTAACGGTGCATTGCTTATGCCCGTTGCCCCGGCACACCAGTATCTTCACTTAATTGAATATAAAGACATAGAAACATATAATGCTATTAACAAGATATTTAGATATGTAAACGACCAAGAATATGAACCTACAAGAGAACAAAGAGAAATAATAGAGTACTTATTAACAGAGTTTGAAAAAATACATAAATGGGATAAAAACTCAAAAGGAAAACCTCTAATTCAGTATAAGTATAAAAAAAGATGTTTGTAGATAGCATGGAGTAGATATGTAAAAATGGTTACTTATACAATTGGACAGAACTGAAACAAGTTGAAAATGTATAAGCATATCTATTTCATGGTGTCTATAAAGACGCTAATCCTATTATAAAGGGAAATCATGTTGGAGCAGTGCAACTTTTATAGGTTGCATAGAGTAGATATATTTTATCTGGGTTAGAAGCTATAAATTTAATTCCTGTATATCTATTCTATGGTACTTATAAAAGTGCCAACGCGATTCGTAATTCGCGCATATTATAATTAACCCCTTTTTTTGTAAGACTCGGCATTTTGTCGAGTTTTTATCTTGCATAATAATCGTATGATATGATAAAATATAGTTAGATAGGGTATGGTATCGGTTGAGAATAGATAAGGTTTGGAAAGCGAGTTTAGGTATGGGTGTTATTGATGAAAGAATGAAATTTGAAACATACAATGATTTTTATTTACGTAAGAATATTATAAGAGGTTTATTTAAAGAGTTGGATAGAAACGGGCAGGACATTTATAGATTTTATGTTTATGCGAATAGATTATTGTCAGATACAAAGGCAGATAGAATATGGGAATTTTTATCGGCAGTAGATGACGAAGAGTTTATAGAAAGTGTAGATAATTTGAGAAGATTTTACAACAAAGGTGGGGATCATATTGAACATTGAAGAAGAGATTAGGAAAAGAATTGATGATACCGAGTCCTTAATAGAAAAGGTTAAAGATAAGACGACATTTGCATATTTAGTTGGTGTTTATTCCTTAAAATGTGATTATGAAAGTGTTGGAGATATGGATAAAGCCTGTCATTATGCGGACATTGTGATAGATTTGTTGCAGCATAATGAGGTGGTTTATCCTGATAATGCAGAAAATCGTAAGAGAATTGATAATATGTGGGTTACAAGTTACGATACAAAGGCGAGAAATGGTGATTTTGAATCGTTTTGTATTGCATTAGAGTGGAATAGACCTATACATAAGCAGTTTTACCTACCTAGAGCGAGATTATTAAAAAAACATGGTGTTATACAGGGTATTCAAGACTTAATTGATGATAAATTAGATTTGTTGGTGTTGAATCTGCCACCAAGAATAGGAAAAACAACAGTTGGGTTGTTTTTACAAGTTTTATTAGGTGGTATGTGTCCTGATGAGAGTATTTTGGCGGCAGGACATAGTGTTGGTTTAATACAGTCTTTTTATAGTGAGATTATGAATATCATAAATGGTGAAGAATATCGTTATCATGAGATATTTCCGAATAATAGTATTGCGAATAAGAGTGCGGAATATTTATACATAGATTTGAATAAAGAAAGAAGATTTCATACCTATAATTATGTTTCAATAGAAGCAGGTGGTACAGGTAAGGTTCAAGCGGAAAGATTATTATATTGCGATGACTTGGTTAAGGATGTTGAACAGGCGAATAATCCACAAAGATTAGAAAAGTTGTATTATAATTATACAGGTACGATTAAAGATAGAAAAATACAAAGATTATGTAAAGATGGAGAATATCGACCTTGTCCTGAAATACATATAAATACTCCGTGGTCTTTACACGATGTTACAAGTAGAGTTGTTAGAAATGCAGAAGAAGATGATCCTGAACGTGTAAGAATCATAAGCGTTCCTTGTTATGATGAAAATGGCGAGAGCAATTTCATGTATGATTATGGAAAAGGTTTTAATACGAAATATTATAAAGATATGGAAATTGCGGAAGATCCGGTAATATTTAGTGCGAAATATTTAATGAAACCTATAGAAAGAGATGGGTTGTTGTTTAATAAAGAGAATGTTAGCTTTTATAATGAGTTGCCAGATGGTACGCCGGATAGAATTGTAGCTTATGCAGATGTTTCACATGGTGGTAACGATTACTTTAGTTTGCCAATAGGTTATGTCTATGGTAATGAAGTTTATATTGAAAAGATTTTATTTAGAAATAAGTTCGGCGGTGATGATTACATAAGACCTTTGGTTAGAGATATGATTAAAGATAATAAGGTTTCAAAGTGTGGTGTTGAAAAGAATAATGGTGGAGATTATTTTGCGACACTTATGAGTAATGATTTAAGAGATATAAATTATCATTGTAATATTACGACACATAATGCCCCTACAAATAAGAGTAAATTAGATAGAATATTAGCATGTCAAAATGAAATCAAAGGGATTGCGACAGAGAATAATACATACCGAATATATTTTAAAAACCCAGAGTTGATTAAGGGTGATAAAGATTATATGGAGGCTATGCACAACTTATATTCATGGAATCAAAACCCTAATATGCAGAATAAACAGCATGATGACTTTCCAGATAGTTTGGCAGGTTTGATTACAAATGTATTAGGTGTTTCACAAAGTGGTATGGCAAGAATCAATATATCTGCGGATCAATTAGGGATATAGGAGATTTATATGGAATTTGAGATAAATCATAGAACATGGAAAATATTAGAGAAATGTCAAGAGGAAATGTGTGCTGTGTATGGTGAAACCATAACTACGAGTGATGGTAAGTATTTCGGTTTGACAATACCAGAAAGACAAGAAATATGGTTATGGGAAGATATAAAAGAAGAACAGAAAGAGAAAACATTGTATCATGAGCTTATGCACTGTTATTTATTTAGTTATGTTTCGTTTAATGATATTAAGTTTTCAATAGATGATTTTTGTGATATAAGTGCTAATAGTCATGATATAATTCATGACATTGTAGAAAAATATTTTAAAAAAGTTAAAAAATAGTATTGACTTATTATTTATATTATGTTAATATTTATATAGACATTAGAAATAATGTCTAGTCAGATGGTCCAGTATGACTTAAACAAACTGGAGTTTAAAATCTATTTGCCACGAGAGTTGATCTCCTCGTTAAACAAATAGTTGTAGTTATACAAAAATAACAGATGAACCTTTATCTTAAAAAGGCGTACTTCTTAAAAAGCTCTTGAATGTGCGTGTTTCTAATACACGAAAAGAACTTTTCTCTTGGTGAGAGAGTGAACTCACAATTAGAACACTATCCTTTATAGGTAGTGTAGAATAGATATATGAGAAGCGATGGCAGAAGCTCAAAAGAGGTTATGTATAATGAAAGTTTATAATACTTACTTTTTATAAACACTGCCTAATTATATGTAAAATCTTGGGTTTATATCTATTCTACAGTGTCTATAAAGGCACTAGAAAGATATTCAATGTTGAGTAGATATTTTTCTATTTGTGATTTTGTTATCTGTTTTATAGGTAGCATAGGATAGATATAACACCAGAGTTTAAACTGGTTCGTGTTAATACTAGTTGATCGGGGAATAAAAATGCTAGGGTTGTAAGTTCGCTACTTACCTAATGGTAAAATGATTTGCGTTTATCCGAAAAGATTATATCTATTCTATGGTGCTTATAATGGCACTATTATACTCCAAAAATTTTGATTATTTGCCTATCGACCTAGTGTCGAAAAGGCGGCGAGAAAGATTTATAGTCTTTCTCTTTTTTTTTATTGTCTTTTTGACATATTTCAAAAATGTGTTATATTTATAATGTATAAATGGGTAGAATAGCGAGAGTGGGTGATTATCTGAAAACGAATAACAATTTATTAAATGCTTTGCATTATGGTAGACAAAGAATCATATTAGATTACCCAGAAGTAACGCCTGATAATTTATACCAAGTTATGCAAAAAGCATTAGGAATACACAAACAAAACGCACAAGATTGTGAATATTTAATAGATTATTTTCTTGGAGATCAAGATATTTTAGGGAGAATCGCAAACCCTACTAGCAATATAAACAACACAACAGTTGTGAACTTCGCTTTTCCTATTACGAGAGAGATAGTTGGATATACATTTGGAAGTCCTACAGAGTTTATTCCAAAAGATATGAAATTTCAAAAAGATGTATCTGATATAGCAGATATTTATAATTATGAGGGTAGTTATAGTGTAGATATATGTAGTGGTATTTATAGTTCTATATGTGGTTTAGGTTATATGATTACATTACCTAGTAAGAACATTTCAAAAGATATGACACCAGATATACCTATAACACATGCTTATTTGGATCCTAGAACAACATTTGTAGTACAATCACCAGAAGCTGGCAACCCTACATTAATGAGTTGTCATTATACATACAACGCTGTAACTGGTAAGAAAGATTACACATGTTATACCAATAGATATAAGTTTGAATTTACTAATATGGATATGTCAACATTGAAAACAAGTATAAACCCTATAGGTCTTAACCCAATCACATTAGTTGAGAACTCATTATTCTTAACAGGAGATTGGGAACAAGCTATTGCTGTTATGAACGCTCAAAACCAAGTAACAAGTGATTCATTAAATGATATTGAAGGTACAATAAAGAGTTTGCTTGTTATTATAGGTGCAGAGTTTGAAGATCAAGATGTTGGTGTTAAGAAGATTAAAGAAAACAGAGTATTAACATTAACAAAAGGAAATGGTAATCTTGCTAATTTAGATGCTAAGTTTATAGCACCACAATTAGATAGTACTAGTGTTGAAAACATTAGAAAGTATTTAGAAGATGCCAGAAATGTTATAACAGGTATTCCAGATAGAAGTGCCAATTCAAGTGGTGGAGATACTGGTATGGCTGTTTTAAATAGAGATGGTTGGACTGATATTGAAATCGTTGCTAGACTTAAAGAAATGTTCTATAAGAAAGCGAAAAAAGAACAATTATCAGTTGGTATTAGAATATTACAAAAATTAGGTTTAGTTAGTAAAGAAGTATCATCATTAGATATAGATATATCTGTTGGTAGACATACTACTGATAACCTACAAACAAAGACACAAGCGTTCTCAACATTGGTTGCTACTGGAGAATTAGCAACAATAGATGCTTTAGAATTATCATGTCTTACTAATAAATCTCGTGAAATAGTTGAACGTGGAGAAGAAGCAAAGAAGAAAAAGCAAGAAGAATATGATGCTAGAATGAAAGCACAACAAGAGAATAACAACAATGAAGATAATCAAAATGGTATTACCGAGTAATCGGATAATATAAATTTGACCTACCTATCGGTCGTTTAAATAATTTAGGTTTCTATTCGACAGAGAAGTCGTTTAATCGCTAGAAAGGAGAGATAATTTATGCCTACATTAAAAGAAATGTTAGGAGATTCCTACAAAGAAGGTATGACATTTGATGAAGTATCTACATTTTTTGAAGGAAAGAATTTTGCTGATTTATCAACAGGTGCTTATGTAGATAAGAATAAGTATGATAATCAAGTTAATAGTTTAACTAAACAGTTAAATGAAACAAAGAATCAGTTAAACCAAAGATTAACTGATGAGGAAAAGAGTGCTAAGGCTAGTCAACAACAAGCCGATAGAATTGCAGAATTGGAGAATTTACTAAAGGAAAATACTGTTGCAAGTAATAAGAGTTTAGTAAACAACATCATGACTAATTCAAGAGATATTCTCGGTTTAGATGCCAATGACAAAGATTATGTCGCTTTTGTTGAAAACATTACAACAGAAGATGGTGCTAAGACAACAAACGTTGCCAATTATATCGCTAAAGTAATCAAAGATTCCTATGAAAAAGGAAAACAAGATGCTATAAAAGATGAAATGGGTAACTTTGGTAGGAATAAAGGTCAAGGTTCTAGTTCTAAAGAAAAAGCTATTGGTGAGTTAGGAAAAGAATTAGCAAGTAAAAATGTTAAAAAAGAAAAATTCGATTATTTTAAATAGGAGGAAATAAATATGAAAATGGGAATTAACAGAACATCTTATGGAAATAGAAAAACAATTCTAATTTCACAAGACAGTTATCATGTTGCATTACCAGTTAAATTAAGTGGTTCTGCTGGTGCTATTTTAAAAGCTGGTCAACCATTAGTTGGTGATTTAGCAAGTAGATTATCAGTTGAATTTACTGCTGGTACTACTAACGCAACAGGTGTACTTTTACATGAAGTAACATTAGATAGTAATGGTAAAGGAAATGGTACAATCGTTATTGTTGGTTGTATTGACAAATTAAAATTAGATTCTGCTATCGCAACTGCTATCGCAACTGCTGATATAGATGGAATCAAATTAGTAGAAGGGAGTGCGATTTAATAATGCCTAATATAAGTGAATTAGTAACTGCTCAAAACATAGCAGCTTATTGGGAAGAGAAAAATCAAAACGTTCAACCTTTATTAGGAGAAACATTATTCCCTAAGAAAAGACGTTTAGGAACAAAACTAGAATGGGTTAAAGGTGCTAATAATCAACCTGTAGCATTAAGACCAAGTTCTTATGATGCTAAAGCTATTCGTAGAGATAGACAAGGAATAGATCAATACACTACTACAATGCCATTCTTCAAAGAAAGTAAATATATTGATGAAGAGATGCGTCAAGAATTAAATAACGTAATCGCTGCAAACAATGCAGAAGTTGTTAATGCTATCTTAACTAATATCTATGATGACGAAGCTGAATTAATAGACGCCAGTGAAATCGCATTAGAAAGAATGCGTATGGAAATGTTAAGTACTGGTACTATTACATTATCTGATAATGCACAATCTTTTGAATATGATTATTTATTAGATGCTGCTACTCAAAAAGTTAATGCAAGTGCAGATTGGGCTACTGCTAGTACTGACATAATTGGTGATATTGTTAAAGTTGTTGAAGATGCAAAAGCAAGAGGTGTAAATATTACACGTGCTGTTTGTAACTCAAGTGTTGCTAAAAACTTTAGAACTAACAATGCGCTTAAAAATGCAATTTATGTATTTGCAGGTGGAACTGTTCCAGTAACTACTGCAAGAGCATTAGATTACATTTACAATGAAACTGGTGTAAGATTCTACGTATATGACAACGTATATGTAAACGCTGCTAATGGTCAAGCTACAAAATATATACCAGACGATACAGTAGTATTTATGCCAGATGGAGATCTAGGAAATACTAATATGGGTACTACACCAGAAGAATCTGATTTAAGAAATAACTTAAATGCAGAAGTTGCTATCGTAAATGGTGGTGTAGCAGTAACTACTTCTCAAATCGTTGATCCTGTTAATGTTGAAACTAAAGTATCAATGGTTGCTTTACCATCATTCGAAAGAGCTAGTGATATCGTTATCATGGATACTGATATCTAGGATTAAAATGATTAAAATAGTTAAAGATAAAGTTGAAAAATATGTAACTAAGGGTGCTTATGAAAATTTTTATAAGCCTCTTGGTTATACTACTACTATTGATGATGGTAACAAAGAATTAAAGAGAGAAGTAGAAACAAAAGAAGAAGTAGAAATAAAAAAAGTCGATAACAAAGACAATGAAGATAAGGGAGAAAAGAAATCACCAAAAATAGAAGAGTTTAAGAAAAGGTAGTGATGTTCATGTTTTATAAAATAGATAACGATTATTATGTTTTAGTAGGTAATAAATACGTACAAGTAAGATTCGAAGTAAAAGACAATGACGTAAATGCTATTCCACTTGATAAAAAAATTGAGAGAGATATAAATATCAATGCGGTTGCCCAACCTTTTAATGATGATTTCAAAAAACAAATTATCAATAAAAATAAACCTAAAATTATCTTAGAAGAAGATAACGAAAATGACCGAAAAGGTCGTAATCGTTTTGGTAGATAATATGGTTACATTAGACGATTTACAAGAGAAATTACAAACTAAGTTGGAAAGTCGCGGTTTTGATAATATCGAAGATGAAGATATTACTGATGAAATACAAAGAGCAATAAAACAAATAAATCGTTGTAGACATTTCGATCCAACAGAAGAAATTTTAGTTGATCCTAAATATGAAGATATGATTATACCACTAGCCTTAACTGCTTTTGCTAAAATAGGTGCAGAAGGACAAACTGCTCATAAGGAAAATGGTGTTGATAGAACATACACATCTGGTGGAGATTATCCTGCTGATATGTTAGAAGAAATCATACCATTAATAAAATAATGAGAAATTTGAAAAGAAATAAGCGCAGATTATATTTATGTCAAAAGTATCGTGATGGTAATTTAGATAAATATAAAAAGCCGATAGAAATATATGAAAATTTTGTACCTACTAATAGTGATGGTGATTTAATATCATTAGGTATGGAATATCCTATGTATTTAAGAATCAAAACAAGTAGTAAAGAAGTCGATTTGTTTCATCCAAAAGATAGGTTATACGTGTATAAAAATAAACCTACTACACATGATGAATTATGTGAAAATGCTGATTACGAGGTTTACAAAGAACCATTGTTATTCATAAACGAATTAGAAGTAATGTTAAAAAGATTAAGTGATGACAATGAATAAAGTTAAAAAAGTAAATCTTGATGTCAATGAATTAAGTTCATTAATAAAGAGTTTACGAACATTATCAACAGACTTAAATGATTTACCTAAAAAAATAACTAAAGAAATAGCAGATATAGGTCAAGATTTTTTAGAAGATCAATATGCTAATACTAGAACCGATCATACTATTGACATAGATACTATTTCAACAGAAGTTGTTGAAAAAAATAATGGTTATCGAATAGTAGCAAGTGGTGAGGAATTATTGTATGCTGAATTTGGTACAGGTGAAGAGGGTTTAGATAACCCACATCCACGTAAACAAGAGTTTAGTTTAAATCCATATAATAGTGGTCCTACAATAAGACTTAATCAAGCTACTGGTAGACATTATTGGATCTATAACGGTACATATAGTGAAGGTAATCCTAGTGGAAAGCAAATGTTTAACACTAGTAAATATTTAAAAGATAATGTTGTAAAAAAAGTTATGAAAGAAAAGGTAGGTGAGGTTTTATCGAAAGTTTGAATGAACAAATTAAAAACGATTTAATCTCATTTTTTTCAAATGAGGAAGAATACAAAAACATAACAATTAAAGATAAATATGAAAAGTATCCTGAAATAAGTTATCCAATGATAACTATAGAAGAATTGGTTAATGAAGAAGTTAATCAATACACTGATGATAGTGGAGAAAACATAAGTTATTTAGCATATCAATTTGAAGTAAGTGCTAAACAAAGTTCCACTAGAACAGCAAGAGAAAATGTAAAAATAATAAGAGATAAAATAGATTCTCTTATGAAAAACGACACTTATAGGTGTTTAAGAAGAATTACAAGTTCTCCAATTACACCTATGAAAAGTGATAATAACATTATGGTTGGTTATTTAAGATATGACTGCCATGTAGATATAAAAAGAAATATTATATATAGGAGGTATTAAATATGGCTATTGATTTATCTACTGCTGGAGTACAATTATGGTATGCAGTTGAAGAAACTGCTGGTACAAGACCTACTACTGGATATACAAGAATATATGGAATTAAGTCAACACCAAGTTTAAATGCTGCACCAGATACTCTTGAAACAACAACATTAGATGAACTAGAATACAAGACTTACATAGATGGTCTTAAAGATTTAGGGGGTGCATTAGAATTTACATTTAACTTAACAGAAGAGTTAATAACTGCTTGGGATGCACTAATGACTGCTTATGAAACTGCAAAAGCTGCTGGAAAAGCTACTTGGTTTACAATAGTTGTTCCCGGTTTAACAGAATCATTCTACTTTAAAGGAAACCCAAGTAATATGGGATTACCTGAAACAGCAGTAAACTCTGTGCTTGAAATTACAAACTATATCACACCAACAAATGCACCAGAGAAATACGCAAAACCACAATAATAATTAATTTGAGTAAAGGAGTGTAGAAAATGAATACAACAATAAATCTAACATATAAAGGTGATAAATATACTTTAGAGTATGATAGAAGTACTATAAAGGTATTGGAAAATGCTGGTTTCGTTTTAGAGGAGTTCTTACGTAAACCAATGAATAATATTGAATTAGTTTTTAGTGGCGCTTTTCTAAAGAATCATAGAAATTTACCACAAACTACTATTGATACTATCTTTGATAAAGTCAAAGACAAGAGTGGTTTGTTACAAGCGTTACAAAAAATGATTCAAGAAAGTTACGATTCCCTTTTAGATGAGCCAGAAGATGGTGATGAGGGAAACGCAACTTGGGAAGTAATAGACTTATCACCAAAGAAAACTCAAAACAAGTAGAGGGTACTTCCCTAACTAAACTTTTTGAGGAATTATGCCCTATCTTCATGTCTTATGGTATGAGTTATGATGAATATTGGCATGGCTCTCCTTATCGTGCTAAATTCTATTTAGAGGCACATAAACTAAAAGTTAGACAAAAAGACGAAGAGATGTGGATGCAAGGCATGTATATATACGAGGCATTATGTGATGTATCTCCTATATTACATGCCTTTTCTAAAAAAGGAACAAAACCTCTACCATATTCAAATAAGCCATATCTTTCTAATACACGAGAATTGCAACTAAAACAAGATAAAGAACAAGAAAAGAAAAACGCCGAATTGGTTGCTAGAGTGTATTTTGAAAATTGGGCTAGAAATACAAAAAAACATTTTGATAAAAAATAGGAGGTGAGATATTGAATACCTCTATGGATAGTTTATCAATAGAAATACAGAGTGTTGCGAGAGATTCAAGCAAAGCTGTAGACACATTGATAGCTAAACTAGATCAATTAAGAACAAGTTTACAAAACGTTATAAAAGAATCAAATAGTTTTTCACAATTAAAAAATAATTTAGAAGTTGCTAGTAAAACAGCAACTGCCAGATCTTCAAGTGCCAATAAAGGTTTTATAAGCGCACAGGCTGCGGCAACAGATGTAGGTGCTATAGGTGATTTAGGAGATTCAAGTTATGCTAAATTACAAAGTACAATAACACGTACTAATAGTGAAACACAAAGATTCATTTTAAACAATAATAATGTATTAACTATCACAAAACGTACTAAAAATGGTGTAGATGATTATACAGCATCTATGAGAAAACTGGGAGAAGAATCTAATAATACATCATCTAAACTAGGTTCGTTAAAAAATAGTTTCCTAAAAACAAGCGCTACAATAACAGCTGGTGTTCTTGTAATTAAAAAATTGGCTAATACCATGTCTACTTATGTAAGAGAGGCTGCTAATTATGAAGAAGCAATGAACTTGTTTATGGTAACAATGGGAGATAATGCTGAAAATGCCTCTAAATGGGTAGAAAAATTTAGTAATGCTCTATATCTTGATCCTGCTAGTGTCATGCAATATATGGGTTCTTTCAATGCTTTGACAAAAGGTTTAGGTGTTGGTGCAGATAAGGCATACATAATGAGCCAAAATTTAACACAATTAACATACGACCTAGCAAGTTTTAAGAACTTAGATTTCGATACAGCATTTAGAAAATTACAAAGTGCTATTTCTGGAGAAATAGAGCCTCTACGTAATGTTGGTGTTGCTTTAAGTCAAGCTACATTACAAGAGTTGGCATACTCATTGGGAATTGAACAAAACGTTGCTGAAATGAGTGAAGCACAAAAAGCACAATTAAGATATATCCAGATAATGAGATCTACTACAGAGTGGCAAACAGATATGGGTAGAACATTGGTAACACCTGCAAATGCTTTGAGAATATTAAAACAACAATTCACGTTGTTAGCGAGGGCAATAGGAAGTGTTTTCATACCTATTCTAATGAGTGCTGTACCTTATATTATGGTTATAACACAAGCTCTAACTAAACTCGCTCAACGATTAGCAGATTTGTTGGGCTATAAGATACAAGATGTAGATTATTCAAGAATATCTACAGGTCTTAGTGGCATATCTGATGGAATAGAAGATATAGGTGATGAGGCTGGTAAAGCTGCTAAAAAATTAAATACTATGTTAGCACCTTTTGATGAACTAAATGTAGTTCAAAACAAAGTAGAATCTACTAAAAAAGGTCTAGGTGATGATTCTCTAGGTGGAGATTTAGGAATACCTCTACCAGAATATGATGCTTTGGCGAACTTAAATGACAAGTTTGCGAAGAACATGGATAAAGCAAGAGAAAAACTAAAAGGTATATTAGCGATAGTTGGTAGCATAGGTGGTGCTTTTGCTACATGGAAAATATCAAAAAAATTATTAGAAGGCTTAGGTGCTATAGAGAAATTAACACCAAAGAATTTATCATTTTCTGTATCAATAATAGGTATTGCTAATTTCTTATCAGATATTAACGAACTTAGAAAATGGTTAGACGACATACTAGATAATGGACCAACATTTAGAAATGTTACAGGTATTCTTTCTGAATTTGCTGGTGGTATAGGTGATGTTTTCACAATATTAGGAAGAACAAAACTAGGTGGTTCTCTAAAAGTAATACAAGGTATTGGAGAAATAACTTCTGCTATATCTGATATAGCGAAAAATGGTATAAATTGGGACAACGCAAATGATGCTATTAGAGGTCTAACAAACATTGCTATTGGTGTTGGTTTATTCACAGGAAAATTAAGATTTGTTGGTGCTGTAACTGCTATACAAGGTTTCACATCTATCATAGAAGAATTACACAAAAACTGGGATGCTATTAAAAAAGGCGACTGGAGTGGTGTTGATAAAGCAACATTAATGATAGGTGCTGTACAAGTACTTGGTGGTGTACTAGTAGCATTTGATACATTTAATAAGATAAAGAAAACTACAGATATAAAAGACACTGCTACTAATATGAGTGAGTTATCAACGGCAACTAGTAAGACGACAAGTTCATTAAAAGACCTTGCTAAGAACTTAGGTTTTGGTATATTAATTATAGGTGAAATAGCAGTCGCTGCTGGACTTTTCGTAGGTGCTATATGGGTGTTAGGAAAAGAACTAGAACAAGTAGGTATCGCATGGGATCCTGTATTAAAAAATGGTCCTACTATAGCAAAAGCAATAGGTTTAGGAACAGGATTATTAGTTGCAATAGGTCTTGCTACTGCATTATTAGGTAAAGCAACTACTTCTACTGGTGGTTCATTACCACTTTCAATAGCATTAGGAACTGCTATATTAATTGAATTAGGTGTTGCTACAGCATTGTTTATAGCAGAAGTATGGGCGATAGGTAAAGGTTTAGACCAAATAAGAATCGCATGGCAACCTGTTTTAGATAATGGAGAAACTGTTAGGTCTGGTATAGCAATAGGAACATCAATATTAATTGCTATAGGTGTCGCTACCGCTGCGTTAGGTGCTGCTACAGTTGCATCTGCTGGTACATTACCTATTGCGATAGGTTTAGGAACTGCTATGTTAGTAGAGTTAGGTGCAGCAACTGAAAAGTTTATTGATAGTATTTCTAAAATAGCAAAACAACTTAACGATCAATTAACACCACAATTAGCTAGAATTAATGAAAACTCTAATACAGTAACAAGAGGGTTAGAAAATTATACTGACTTTTTAAAGAGATTCGCTACAATTATATATAACACTACAAAGGTAAATGTATTAGCATCTTTCTCATCATTTGTTACAACACTAATAGGTTGGTTTTCTAAGAATCCTATTGAGAAACTTGCAAAAGACGTAAACAAAACATATAGCCAAAGTAGAGATTTAAACTATAAATTATCACAAGCTAACCCAGAACTTCAAACAGTCATAAGTTTACTATCTGATTATCTAAAACTTATTAAAAGATTAGATTCACTAACATCTGGTAATAAAATATCAAATATTTCTGGAAATATATTTGTAAACATGAAGGATGCTGGTAAACAATTAGTAAATGGTTTTGTAGATGGTATGAACTCGAGAAGAGGTAGTTTGGATGGTGCGGTTAATAATATATATAACGCGTTCAATAATAGCAGAGCTACCCAAATAGGTAGAAGTTTTGGTCAAAGCATTGCTAATGGTATCAATGCTGGTATAAAAAGTAATATAAGTTCGACAATTAAGTTGTCAGATAAATCTGGTAAAACAGCAAATCAATTCACAGTAAAAGCGTATGCCGAAGGTGGTTATCCTAGATATGGTGAGTTCTTTGTTGCTAATGAAAATGGACCAGAAATGATTGGTAAAATAGGTAATCGTTCTGCGGTTGCTAATAACGATCAAATTGAAACATCATTAACAAATGCCTTAATAACTGCTCTAAATAACTACAATTTTGGTGGCAATAATGGACCAACAACAATATACATTGGTAACAAGAAAGTTTATGAGGGTTATGGTGATTATGTTAATAGTGAAAACGATAGATATGGTACTAATACCATAAGAATATAGGAGGGATATATATGGCTTTTCAAGGTTATTATATGAAAATAAATGGTTGTACATTTCAAAACCCTAGTTTCAAACGAGAAGGTTTTAAATATGCACCTAGACTTATAGAGGTTGCAGATGCAACAACAACAGCAAGTGGTGAATTAACAATAAAAGTACTACCTCATGTAAGGAAAAAAATATGGTGTTCATTCCCTCCTATGACACCATCACAATTTAGAACATATTGGACTGCATTAGATGCTAATAATGCAGGTCCGACAATGTATCTAACTGTTGAGGTGTATAATGACGCAACAGATAGTTATGAAACAGACACATTTTATCACACAGACTTGGAATATAAGCCAATAATCTATGAGGGTAGAAGAATGATCCAAATAGAAGATTTTGAGCTTATAGGACATTAGGAGGTGTTCTATGAATATTATAAAAAATGTAATTGGTTCAAACATAGGCATAGAAGATAGTAATGGTGATAAAATTATAGATATAAGTTTGTTAGGTAATACAACACAAGGAGTTCCAAGTGGATATACACAGGTAGATTATATCCAAAGTAATAATGCAACACATAATACAAATTATATTGATTTAGGATTTAAACCAAATAACAATACTTCATTGGAATTAGAGTTTGAATTTTATAATACAGGAACTGACTATTCAAGATTATATGGTAGTAGTAATTTATTTAGAACTGAAACAGGAAGTTATAGTGGTGTATTATATTTTTATTGGGGAAGTTCAAGTAGATACCAAAAAAGTTCAGTAGAACTTAATACAAGATATATAGCAAAACAAGATAAAAATTTATTATATTGGAATGGTGAACTAATCCAAACAAGAACTGATGAAACATGGCAAGATACAAATAATTTAAGATTATTTAGTGCAACAACAGGAGATAGAGATAGTAAAGTAAGAATATATTATGCTAAATTGTGGGATAATGGAAAATTAATTAGATACATGTTGCCTGCAATAAGAAATAGTGATAATGCAATAGGAATGTTTGATATAGTCAATAATGTATTTTATGAAAATAAAGGAACAACACCATTTACTTATGGCAGTGAAGTAACACCTACACCTGATACACCAATAACAATACAAACAACAACAGGAGAACAAGATGTAAAGGTAGTAGGAAAAAATTTATTTAATGAAAGTGTTGCTACAAATAATTGTAGTGTAAGTGATGGCTTAATAACAATAACAAGTAATACAACTGATGTATATATTCAAGGAGCTTATGTATATAGTGAAATAAATAAGTTCTTAACTTTGCCTAGTGGGAATTATTATTTTAAATCAACTAATCCAAATGTAAGAGTAACATTTTATGGTGATAATGGAAGTTTAGATACTATAATAAACCAACCTATAACATTAGCAAGTGAAACTAACTTTGGTGGAATAAGAATAAGAAGTAGCAGTTCACTTCAAAATGTAACATTTGGAATAATGTTATCAACAAATGATGCAACCTTTAAACCATATCAAATCCAAACTTATGAAATAAATCTAGGAAGTATAGAACTATGTAAAATAGGAGATTATCAAGATAGAATATATAAGAATAATGACAAATGGTATATAGAAAAGCAAATAGGAAAAGTTGTTTTAGATGGTAGTGAAACATGGTATATAGATGATGTTTATCAAGGAATAACTCAATTTAGAGTGAATGTTGATAATGTTATGTGGGTAAATGATAATATTGTTAGGGTTGTATCAAACTATTTTAAAGGTGTTAAATATGCTAATAGTTGGACAATAGACAATAGTGCTACAACACAAAATAGTAGCAGAATAAGATTAATGACAACTCTATATGCAAATGTAGATGATTTTAAAACATGGTTATCAACACATAACACAACAGTATATTATGTATTAGCAACACCAACAACAACTGAAATAACTGATACTGAATTAATAAATCAATTAAACACACTATCACAAGTACAACTACCTTATGGTGTAGCTCATATAAGTGTTAGCGGAGATTTACCAGCGATACTAGATTTAGATTACTACACACTATACTCTTATATAACACCAGAAGATAGACAAGCTCTATTAGACGGATCAGCTACAATACCTTTTAAAATAAATATAATACAAGATGGTCAAGTAATAAAAACATTAGACGAACATAGTATTGTAAGTTTAACTCATGAAGATTTCCGTTATGTAAATACAGAATCTTTATGTATAGGTCAATTTGTTGCGAGAAAGATAACAGGTACATTAGATCAAATTTATACAGAGTTTGAAATAGAAGATACAGAGTTAGAATTACAAATGGGTATCGCATACGATGGTAACGTTAATTATTATAGTCTAGGTAACTTCTTAGTTACAAAACCAAGTACAGATGACGTAAAAGATAAAACAAGTTTTGAGGCTATGGACTATACTAAAAAATTCAATGCTGTATTTGATGATAGTAACTTAACGTACCCTTGCACTGCTTTACAATTAGCACAAGAGTGTTGTAGACAAGTTGGTGTAGAACTAGCAACAACTGATTTCGCTAATTATGATTTTGAAATACCTAATAACCAATATATGGAAGGTGATACTTGTAGAAAAGTAATGCAAGATATTGGTAAACTTGCTTATTCTTGGGTAAGAATAGATTGGGACAACAAATGTTATATTGATTTTAAAATCAAGAATAATGTTCATAATGATGATATTATAACAAACAAGCAATATTATGACTTATCTCTACAAAAGAAGGCATTTGGTCCTGTTAATAGAGTTGTAATAGGTATTAAAGATGTTGAGGGTGAAAATGCTGTCATAGAAGATTCTGCTAGTATTGAAGAAAATGGTGTTACGGAAATACAATTATATGATAGTAATATCACATACACACCAGAATTGAGATTACAAGCTATTCAAGCAGCAACTAGATTATTTGGTCTTACATATATACCTCTTGATATGACTACGATAGGACATCCGTGGTTGATAGGTAATGAAAAAATAGAAATTGTTAATATGAATGGCGATTCTTTATACACTTATCCGTGGGATAGAACAATAGTATATAATGGTCATATAAAAAGTAGAATATCAAGTAAAGCAGATACAAAAACTGAAACTGAATATCGTAACTATGGTGATTTAGAAACATCTACAAGACAAACAAGAATCATAGTTGATAAACAAAATACTACAATAGAAGCGTTGGCAGAACAAGTACAACCTATATCTGATACGATAACTGGCAACAATACAATAACATTAGTAAATGCTTATGAAGGTACATTACATAGATTAGAAATAACAGGTAATATAACACCATTAACGCCTAGTGAAAGTTTAGTACCTAGCGATACTTTAATACCATACAATACAACAATATTACTTGTTGATGATACTGAATATTCATTGGGAATAAACTATTTAGAGTATATAAATAGTTCCACTCATGATACTTATGTCTATGAAGATGGTAAACAATGGATAGAACGTATTGATGGTACTATTGAAGAATTAGAAGATTTAGTTATAAATGTAACTAGTAATAGTACAATAACATTTCCAAATCGTAGTGTAGCACACTTAACATGTACATATTTATTACAAAATGACTATACAGATACGTTTGCACCAACTGTTGATTTAGTATCAAAGATCAACCTAAGTCCCGGACAAGCTACAATAAGCGCTCGTAAAATAAAACTCGAAGGATACACAACAATTAACGAAAACTTTGGTGTAGACTTAGAAGGGAATATGTGGGCGAAAAATGGTAGTTTTGAAGGTAACGTATATTTACCTGATGGTGGAAAAGTTATTGGTGGAGATGGATTATTAACCAATTTACAATTTCTAAGTACAGGTATGGTAAATGGATGGGGACCTATTGGTTTCAATATTGATGATAGTAACAATGTATTATATCAAGATTTAGTAGTTGATTATTCAATACCAGAAAACTTTACTATAGAAAGTGCTTACCTTACATTATATACATCAAGTGTAATGTCCCAGTATGTAGATATGTCAACTTACGCTAGTATAGATACGACAGGTACACCAAAACAACTAAAATTATATGAGGGTAGTTTAGACCAAACATTTGAGATTTTCTTAGCTAGTGGTACTTCATATTTTTATAGAGGCGACTTATCACTTGGAAACGAAGTAGTATCAGCATTTGGTTCTTCGTCATATACACCATCTATATCTTATGTAGGTGATGTTGATAGTGTTACAAGTATAAACTTATCTAATATATTATCTACAACGGTTGGGAATAATCAATTAATAGTAAGAACCAATGTTACAAAACCATCCGATTATTCAACTACTGCTAATAGAAAATCAATAGCAGAAAACACAGGTATAGGAAGATTAGTATTGAATATCATTGGTTATATAAGTAAAGAAGAAGAGGAAGGAGAATAATAAATGAAAAAATTAAAATTAAACATTTATCCTTTAGATGTAAATAAATTTAAAGCTATCGAAGACGCATTTAACGAACTTTTAACCTTATTGGCTGAACAAGGTATAATAGAGTTAGAGGAGTGATAAAATATGGCATATAATAAAACAGTATGGGTAAACGATTCTACACCTGCTATTAACGCAACAAACCTTAATAATATAGAAAATGGAATAGAAACATTAGATAATGCTTCAACTAGTATGGCTGGATCGATTGCTACAAATACAACTAATATAGACAACCTACAAACAGTAGCAACAGCAACTTTTACAGGTGATAAAACAAGTCTAGCAGGTGGAGTTCTTGCATTCGATACAATAAACAGCACAAGTGATAAATTAACATTATCAGGTAGTGGAATAAGAATAGGAGCTGGAATAAGTAAAGTTTTAGTAAGTGGGAATGTATTCTTCCAATTTACAGCAGCAGATCAAAATTATTTATATATGCAGATTAGAAAAAATACAACAGCTGTATCAATCGCAATTGGAGCAGAAGCATTTAATTATGCTTTCATATCATTATCATTTACGCCCGTTTTAGTAGAGGTTCAAGAAGGAGATATATTTTATATTGTTTCGACAGAAGGAAGAACAGGAACATATAGGGGTGGTCAAAACTCTTGGTTGACAATACAAGTTGTTGAATAAATATAATAAAGGAGGTGTTTTAATGATAAAACTTGTTGGCGATAATATTTATTGTACTAGAGGTGATGCTGGAACAATTAATGTTCAAGCAACAAATGATGATGGTACTCCATATACTTTTACTACTGGGACTACAATTAGACTCAATGTTGTAAAAGCAAATGATACTACTACAAGAATATTTGCAAAGGAAATTACATTGGAAGAGGACACAACAGAGGTGTCAATTCCAATAACATCGACTGATACAACAATAGGTGATTATATTAATAAAAAGGTTACATATTGGTATGAGGTGGAGATTAATCCTGACATAAATGGATATACGATAATAGGGTATGATGAAAATGGTCCAAAGAAATTTATACTATTACCGGAGGGTGTAAGAGATGAATGATATTAATACATCAATAATAACAGGAAACATATCTTCACCAACATTAAATGGGACAATTCCAAGCACTTCTTATGTTCTAGGAACAGATGATTATGAACAATTACATAATAAACCACAAATAAATTCAGTAGAAATAATAGGAAATAAAACAGCCGATGATTATAACTTGGTTGATAAAGATGATTATATTTCAAATGAAGAGATAGACGATTTATTTCAGTAGAGGAGGGATCATGAATGGCTAAATATTTAGATTTGGATGGATTAGCGTATTATAAATCAAAAGAAGATTTATTACTTGCTAATAAAGTAGATAAAGAAACAGGAAAAGGGTTATCAACAAATGATTATACAACTAATGAAAAAACAAAGTTAAGTGGTATAGAAACTAATGCAGAAGTTAATATTTTAGAAGAAATTAAATTGAACGGATCAACTATAACACCGATAAATAAGATAGTAAATATTGAAATCAACGTTCCTACTTCTACAAATGAATTAACAAATGATTCAGGGTTTATCACAAACACAGTAAATAACTTAACTAATTACTATACAAAAACAAATACATATACAAAGAGTGAAATAGATAGCTTAATAGGTTCAGTAAGTTCATTAGATATACAAATAGTTCAAACATTACCTACACAAGATATATCTACATCAACAATCTATTTAGTTCCTAAAACAGCATCTACAAACGATAATTATGATGAATACATTTATGTAAATAACTCATGGGAACATATAGGTTCAACAGAAGTAGATTTAAGCAATTACTATACAAAAACACAAACTGATAACCTACTAGATGATAAAGCAGATTCAAGTGATATCCCTACAAAAGTATCAGACCTAACAAATGACGTTGGTTATTCGACATTTAGTGGTTCATATAATGATTTAACAAACAAGCCAACTATACCAACAAAGACATCTGATTTAACTAATGACTCAGGATTTGTAGATAACACATATCATGATAGTAGTAAACAAGATACCTTAGTAAGTGGAACAAACATAAAAACCATAAATAACACTTCGCTATTAGGTTCAGGGAACATTTCTATATCAGGTGGAATTTCCAACTTAGAAGATGGAACTGAAACCGGAAGTTTACAACAAATAGGAAACAATGAAGCATCTGGTAGTTATTCTTTTGCAATCGGATATAATTCAACAGCACGTGATGATTATTCTCATGCCGAAGGAAACGACACACTTGCGAATGCTGTTGCTGCACATGCAGAAGGTATTTCAACTATGGCAAATGGAGATTATTCTCATGCTGAGGGTAATGGTGCAGTAGCTGGGGGCGAAGGATCACATGTAGAAGGCTACCATACTATGGCTGGTAGTGATTACCAACATATAAGTGGTAAATACAACATTGTAGATGCACACGATGTATATGCACAAATAGTAGGTAATGGAACTTCACATGTTAATCGTTCAAACGCGTACACATTGGATTGGGATGGAAATGGAATTTTTGCAGGTTCATTAACAATGAATGGAAATCAACCTGTAGCAACTACAAGTGATATAGCAACAAAATTAGACACAAGCAAAGTAAAAAGTGCAAGTTCAACAACAGCAGGAGATGTTTATGATGTAACGTACATAAATACAATGCTAGGTGATGTAGAAAGTCTATTAGGAGGTATTTAATGAGTATAGCAAGTGAAATAACAAGAATACAAAACGCCAAAGAAGATATAAAGACTTCTATTGAAAATAAAGGTGTAATAGTTCCTTCAACAACAACATTAGATGGTTATTCTGCATTAATAGATAATATTTCAGGTGGTGGTGGTGCAGATTTGAGTGATTACTTTAATTTAACTCCTCCTACCGATGCGTCATATAATAAAATAATTAAAGGCATTCCCGCAAACTTAATCGATACATCTAATGTAACAAATATGAGTTATATGTTTAATACTTTACATGGGTTGTTATCATTAGATTTAAGTGGGTGGAATACATCTAGGGTAACAAGTATGAATGGTATGTTTTATGGGTGTTCTGCTTTAACAACACTAGATTTAAGTGATTTTGATACATCTGCGGTACAGTATATGCTTTATATGTTTCAAAATTGCGAAAGACTAACAACACTAGATTTAAGTGGGTGGAATACATCTAGGGTAACAAATATGAATAATATGTTTTATGGGTGTTCTGCTTTAACTAGTATAACATTTGGTGCTAATTGGAAAAGTAGTGGAACACAAACATATACCAACCAAACTACTGGAACATGGACTAACACAACTACTGGTGTATCATATACAGGATTACAAAACTTACTTGCTGCTGGTAGAACACAAGGTGCAATAGAAGGAACATGGGTTAAGTCATAATATTGAGAAGGGAGAAATAATGGGAACAACGATTTTAAATACATTAATAGGGTTAGTTATCGGTGCGTTATTTACAGCTTTAGTAAACAAAATTAAAGACGATTCTAAAAAGGAAAAAGAACAAACAAGTGATATAGCATTATTAAAGCAAGGTTTATGTTCTATGCAACGCAACACATTATTAAAAGAATGTGAGTTCTATTTATCAAAAAAAGAATGTCCTGATGATACTAAAAAAGTTTTATATGAAATGTATAAATCTTATTCAAGTTTAGGTGGCGATGGAATAATAACAACATTAGTAACACAAACAATGGCATTGCCAGTAGAGGAGAAAGCATGAAAAAAGCATGGGATGATCTAAAAAGTTTTTTAACAATAATGTTATTAGTATTATTGTTTGTAATAGTAATAGCAAATATATTTGGTAAAAGAATTGATGAAAACTTGTTAATTTTAACAACAAACTTAATCACTTCTGTATTTACATATTATTTTGCTAAAAAAGATAAAGGAGATGACAATAATGGATAAAGAAATGTTAAAAGGAATTGATATTTCACACCATCAAAGAGGGATCACCTTTGGTAATGATATTGACTTTGTTATATGCAAAGCAACAGAAGGTATTGGCTATGTAGATGAAGAATGTGATAAAGCATATCAAAGAGCAAAAAAAGAAGGAAAACTTTTAGGAGTTTATCACTTTGCTAGACCTGATTTAGGTAATTCAGCAATAGGAGAAGCAGATTGGTTCTTAAAGAACATACAAGGTTATATAAAAGAAGCTATACTTGTATTAGATTGGGAAAGTGGTGATTTAAGCAACGTAGCATGGGCTAAAGCATTTTTAGATAGAGTCTATGAGAAAACAGGAGTAAGAGCTATATTATATGCTTCACGTTCACCAATAAACAGTTATAACTGGAGTTCAGTAGCAAACGCTGATTATGGACTATGGGTAGCAGATTACGGATCAAATACAGGAACGCCGGGAAATAAACCTGTAGTAAAATGGTGGCCTTTTTACATATTGTGGCAATATACTTCACGTGGTAGAATATCTACTTATGGAGGTAATGTAGACTTAAATTACTTCTATGGAAATACTGATACATGGAGAAAATATGCTAATCCTAGTGGAACATCAAAACCTGTAGTTAAACCATCTCAACCTAATAAAAAAACAAATGAAGAACTTGCTAATGAAGTATTACAAGGAAAATGGGGCAACGGAGAAGATAGGAAGAATCGTTTAACACAAGCAGGTTATGATTATCAAGCAATTCAAAATATAGTAAATCAAAAAGTAGGAGTTAAAAAACCTACAGCAACATATTACATAGTAAGAAGTGGAGATAATCTAACTAAAATAGCAAGACAATATGGAACAACAGTAAATCAAATAGCAAAATGGAATAATATTAAGAACGTAAACTTAATATACCCGGGACAAAGATTAAGAGTTAAATAAAGAAGAAATCATTAGAAAAGGCTAGAATTATCTAGTCTTTTTTATTGACTTATTTATTATGATATGCTATATTATTAACCGAGGAGGTGAGAAAATGAAAAAGGACATAGACAAAGTTCTATCGAGAACATTGTTTACTTATTTTACAATTTTATTTGTTATTTTTATATTAAAAATGTTTGGTTTGAATTACTTTGAGTTAGATATGAATAATAAAATAATCAATAGTATAAATAGTTTTATTACACATTGGAGATTAGAGAATCTTTGGTATGCAGTAACATTATACATAAATGGTTTTGTGATTATGAGTATTACTTGTAACGATAATAATAGAAGTATGAAAAAGTTTGTGTTATGTTGTACACCATTATTTATACTTTTCCAACTTCTAAAGACACATTATAATAACGTAGGTTTATTCATTATAGTTGATTTATTATACTTGTTTATACTTTCATTGTGCTATATTAAAATTGTAAAGAGAGAAAAGATACATAGATATAACGTAAGTAATTATTTTCTATTTACATTTATCACTATTTTGTTTCAATTTGTAAGTTTAATCACTAGAAACATCACTATAGTAAACCAACCTAATTTAGATAATTACTTCGTTATAAGTACACTACTCGATATAGATTATTTTGTATTATTGTTAATGTCATATAAATTATATTTTATAAAAGGAGGTAAAAGTTTATGGGTATGGGTACATTCTTCTTTTTCGGACCTACTGATTTCCTTGAAAAAGCTGCCAAGAAAATTGCAGACAAGTTATCAAGAAAGTAAGCCGAAGAAAACAGATGATGAACTGGCTTATAAAATATATCTAGTTCTATTTTGGTTATACAATTTCTTCACTGTTGTAGTTGTATTATTTATTGCAACATTAAATGATACTTTCATAGAGTGTATATTCATTCTATCTAGTTTCTGGATCAATAAGGGAGTATTTGGTAAACCATTTCATTTGAAGAAAGCTAGTACTTGTTTTATAGTCAGTTCTCTTTCCTATTATGTTCTTAATAAACTTACTTGGAGAATAGGTATATCTTTTCTAATACCAACAATATTAGGAATTGCACTTTCATATATTACTTCCAAATTTATGGCAAGACAAGAGAATCTTTATTTATATAAAGGTATGCCAGAAGATAAGTTCTATGAGTTGATTAGAAAAGTAACAAGTAATGAAGAACATATTGAAATATGCAAAAGATATTATGTTGATAAACATAGTAATTTAAAGATAGCATTACATTTTAATTACTCTGAAATCAATATTAAAAAGATAAAGGAAAATATTAATAAGAAAATAAAAGAGTTATACATTTAACTCTTTTTATACTTTCTTATACTCTTATTAAATTATACTTAAATTAGAAATGAGGTAATTTGGTATGATTGATAAGAAAACATATCTCGATTTAAAGAAAGAGATAAAATGTCTTTGTCGTGCAAACGTAATAAAGTTATGCGATGACATGGAACTAAACACAGAAGAAAGAACACTATTAATGTATTTTTATGATGGTAAAACAAGAACTAGAACATGCTATGATATGTGTATAAGTACTACATATTATAGAGATCACATGAGAACGTTGTTTTCCAAAATAAACGATTATAAAAACACCTTAAAATAAGGTGTCTTTTTTTTTCACATAATTTGCCAACAACATTTCATTTTTTTATTAGAACAGTCGAACGTGTCAACGATGATATTATCTATAATAGCTGTAATATGCGAGTTCATGGTGGCAACAAAATGACCTTTAGGGCATGTTCTTGCGAACTCTCCAATAGTAATATCATGATAACATAATCTAGGGTATCTATCGTCTAAATAATTCTCTACAAAATCAACATCATTTAAGATCATACCTTGTTGTCTTGATAAATCGCTCAATTTCTTATGACACATATCCCAAGTTATACCTTCTGCAACACTTATGCTTCTACAGACACAATCATCAGTAAACAATCCTTTGGGGTTGGCATTATAGAAAAAGTATCTCATATTACATTTGAGCGATTCTTTGTGCTGTTTGACGTATCATTTCTATTTCTTCTTGACTTTGTGCATCTTCTCTTAACATACGTGCGAAATCTTCCATGCTTTCTAGCATATATTTTAAAGATTTCATAGTATCTTCATTAGCACCATATCTTTGGCGACCTTCCATGTATCTACCATAATGTTCATACATTTCATCCATATAATCGTGTCCCCTGTATCTACCTCTACTATCGTGTTCTCTTCTTCCGTATGAATCTCTACCATAAGAATCACGACCGTATCTATCATAATTTCCATAGCCACCACGACCATCATAATAATTTCCGTACATTTCACTTTCCTCCTTCATACACCAATATTCTTCATTAGCTATATCTTTATGAATATCTATAAGTTCTCCAAGAGCCTCTAGGTTATTCATATTGATTTCGCCTTGATTTTCTTCTAATAGTTTCTTGATGGTATCTTCTGTTGCATATTTCAAATCTTTATGTATTATTTTTTCCATCAGATTCCCTCCTCTCTTTTAAAAGGTTCAATATTTCTTCATTTTGATTTATTATAGTTTTCAAGTATTTTTCATCTTGTGTTTGTAACTCTCGCATTAAATCTCTATTGTTAAAATCTTGTAGTAATAGTATTAAATTATATAATTGCAAGATTAATGATGTTATATCTAAATTATTTCTCATTTAAAATCTAACAGGCTCAATAATAATATTTGCATTTTTAATGCTAGGTGCTACAGTTTCAACTGCTGGTATTACACCACTTATAGCAGGTACACTACCTATTGTTAAAGTTACATTTTCTCTAGGACATAAACTTATCCTTTTCTTAATTGTTATGTTAGTGTATTCTCCAACAACAACTGTTGCATTTGCACTAGCACCGACTACTCTTGAACCATTTTCTTTTAATGCTATTTCAATAGGACCAGCAGTTTCTCCACTTACATTACCCGTAAATGTAATGTCATAGACATTTGCTTGATTGCAATTACCACTCCCTAGAATAGTGTATTGGCTTGTACCTTCTGTATGATTTAGCCAACCTCTACAAGTAGCACTTCTTGTTCTTAATTCATCATTGGCAAATACAATATCACTTGTGTTTGTTTCTAATATTTGTATTGCATCATTTGTACTTTGTATCATTTTATCTTTTCTCCTTTCATAAATAAAAACGAGGATAGAACGCGCCTATCCTCTTAAAATAAGCATCTTCTCGTATTCGAGTTAGTAGTAGTCTACTCTATGCTATTAAATAAATTGACTTGTTCCTGTGCATCCACAACCATATCCTAAATTGTTAGGACAAGTAAATATTGGTTGATTTCCATAAACTGGTTGAGCTGGAATTGGGCAGGAACGAAGTTCACTTACAAGTTGATTTGCAACTACTGCATTGTTTGCTCTAATATCGGCAGTTTGGGCTGTTTGACTTGCTGCTAAATTTGCCATATTAAGTTGAGTTTGTAATTCAGCAATACGATCATTTTTAGCATCTACTTGAGCTTTAACACCATCAAGTTCTAATTGACATAATTTATCAAGTATTGCTTGTGTTCCTTGTGTTTGACTTGTGATTATATCTCTTGTATTGTTAGCATCGGCAAATCTTGTAGCAGCTGCTTCGCTAACAATAGTATTTTGTGTTTGGCAAGAAGCAAGTCTATTTTCGCAACAACAGTCTGCAAATTGTCTACTTAAATCAAATGCTTGTTGCATGTTAGCCATTTGTCTATTAGATGCTGCTATTTCAGCATTATATGCAGTATTGTTTATCGCACCTGTGATGTCAGCACAACATGAACATAACTGGTTACTTAACGAATTAATACCATCTCTAGTTCCCTCTAATTGATTACTTAAATGTAATGTATCGAAACCATTGTTAGTGTTGTTCATGATTTCTTTTTGACCATTGCTTAACCAAGCATAGCCATTATCGAAAGAGTTTCCACCGAAACCACCGAAACCATTTCCATTTCCATTACCCCAAATAAGTGCCAATAAAACAATTAACCAAATTGCAGAATCTGATCCGAAACCACCAAATCCACCATTACCACCCATCATTGGATATGCAGGATAAGGGTATGCAAAACCTCCATTTCCATTTGTAGTTGCTAATTCAACAGTTGGTTGAATACCTGAATTTCCGTTCATTATATTTCCTCCTCTCTTAATATTTAAGTCGCTAGTAAACTTATAGGAAGTATCCATAACTAGCATAAATACCTCCTATAAGGCTACTAGCCTTATTTATTTTGAGTTTGTTGTTGATTCATAAATGGTCCCATCATATTGTCCCATTGTTGTCTTTGTTGTGGACTGAAACCACCTACAACTTTATTTAGGTATTCGTTAGGGTTTACATTATCCTTTTTTGCTTTTAGAAACTCTTGATATGCTTGTGGACTTTGTGCTTTGAGTTGTTGTTCCAACTGGTTCACTAGGTTCTGTGGTATTTGTTTGAATTTCTGGCTCAACAACATTTGTATTAGATTGTTCATGTTTTATCATTCCTTCCAATTCATTTATCTTTGCTGTTAGTAAATCTATTTGTAGGTCTTTTTCATCTCTTTTAATAATTTCATTTAATTCGTATGCTTTTATATCTCCACTAGAGTTTTTGATCCACATAACACTTAAATCTTTACTAAAAAACGGTGTATCTACAAATACAGTTTCTTTACCAACATCTTCTATAGAATTTACATATCTTATACCACCATGACTATTAGGTGCTAATTGAAATGTTTGGTTGATAGCCGGTTGTTGTTGATTCTGGTTAGAGTTGTTTTTCATTTGTTCTTTCATTTGATTTAGTTGAGCTATTTGATTATCTATCTGATCATACATATTTTGTTGATTATATACATTTTGATAAGGGTTCATATAAGACCTATAATAAGGGTTGTTGTTCATTATTATCTCCTCCTATAAAATAAAAAAGAGGTGCAAGAATAAATAAAGAAACAAATCTAAATTTAAACTTACACCTCCATAGATAAGGTAAACAGAAAACCAATTTTGTTGTTTTCTAAATAAAGTATATATCTATTTCAGTAATAAAAAGTTTTAATAAAAGTATGAAAAAAGTACCTAAAAGGTACTTATTTTTAATCTAAATCATCTTCATCATCTTGGTTTGCTATTGCATTTCTAGGAGAATCTACAATTTCTCCTGTAGATGTATCTGCTAATGAGATTACTTTCTTGACATTTGCGAAAGTTGGTAATTCTCCATCATTGTTTGGTTTAGTTCCTTGTGTATGTACTACTTCACATAATAGTTCTTTTCCAACTAATCTAGCAGTATCTGTTTTTGTATCAAATTCATCACCATCTTCAAGTCCTAATGCAACCTCTGCTAATTTACTCATAGCAAATACTGCACCAGAGTTATTGAAACTATATTGACTATTAATCATACCACCATCTTTAACGTCTTGGAAAGTTACTTTAAGTTTATCAGGTTTTCCACTTGGTGTACACTCTGCTTTAGTGATCTTTAATACTCTTTCTCCTTCTTCTACTAATTTAAAACCTTTCATATTCATTTTTATTTTCATATTATTCTTCCTCCATTTTTATTTTACTTAATCTATATGTTAAACTTGGTTCTAAAAATTTATCGTATGTGTTTGGATGTTTTTCTGCGAATAGTTTTTCATTAAATTTCATGGTTGTTGTACCACTCAACTTATATTGTTTACAAGTTGCTTTTGTTTCTCCATCTTTTAAACTATCCATTAAACCTTGTTTAATACTTGCTTCTATTGTTTTTAATTCTTTTTCCATACTAGTTATACCAGTACTATCTTTTAATTTTTCTATGTTATCTACTAACTCTTTAGCACTATCACATAGTGATTCTAAAGAAGTATCATTTATTGGTTTACTTGTTCTTATTATATCTAAATATTCTTTATCTTTAACTTCATCGAACTCTGGCGATACACCAGTTTCTACATATTTTTTCCACCACTCTTCACAATAATCTATAGCTTGTTGGAATGTAATCATTTCTCCACTTGGCATTTGAATCATAACATCTTTTATCTTTTTAACAACCATGATTGTATTTGTTTCATCAGGTTCAAATTGTTCTGGGTGATTATAGTCTAAATCTTGTGGGAAACAACATATAAATAATACTCTATCTAAACCTTTTAAATATGAATATAAACAACCTTGTAATAGATAATCTATAGGTACAGTATTGTTTTTCCATAAGTTTGGTTTAGAACTAGATTTACACTCAACTATCATTGTAAGTGTTTTTAAATCTTCTTTTGTAGAAACAGCGTCTATTATTCCACCAAAGACATTACTATCATCCACAAAGTTATTCCATTTGTATCTATCTATATTCACACCATAGTATTCTTCAATACTCATTACATTTGGAAATTTCTTTCTAACAAGATCAATTAACTTTGGTTCTACTGCTTTACCAAATAAAGTATATTTATTATCTTCAAATGGTAATTTAACTAATTTTGTAATTTCACACCATGCACCAAATTCACTTTGATATTGATTTAAACCTAGAACACTTGCGATACGATGTCCTGTTATTCTTAATTTTTGTTTAGGTGGTTCGGAAAGAATAATGTTTTTATTATTCTCTCCATAACTCCAGTCTTTAGCCATTAAGCACCAACTTTCTCTAATTTGTTTTTAACCTTTAAGTCGATTTCTAAAATGTCTGCACTAGACAATGATCCACTTAATAGTTTTTCCATTGTTGACTTACCATATTCTTCATTTTGTGTAAGTTCTCTTATCTTCATAATGTTTTCACATATCGCTTTAATATCTTCATCATCGCTTTGTTCTTGTTGTTTTTGTTCTACTACTTCTTTCTTAATTTCTTCTTTCTTTGTTTCTGGAATATATACAGGTACTTTTGGTGCTTCACTCTTTGGTTCTTCATTTATAATCATATTTTCATCATCTGCATTTTTAGGTGTAAAGTTTTTAGAGAACCATTGTCTAAATGCCATTGTTTCTGCACCAGATACCGCTTTATCTATAGTATCACTACCTTGACCTATTACATAGTATTCTTCTTTAGCACCAGTATCTATATCTTTTAATGTTGCTCTAGCTTGTACTGTTGCTACATGAATTGGTAATCCATTACTAGGTATTGTACAACTTTTTTCAAAATTTAATAAGTTTACTGTTTCAAATTTAAAGTTTAAACCTACTTCAACACAATATGTTTGAATAGCATTGTAGTATTGTTTAATACTATGATATTCTCCACCACCTAAATTCTTAGGTAATTCTTTATCAAGTATAAATTCTGTTGCTCTGATCTTCTTTCTTAATTCTTGAATCTTATGCTGTAATCTTGCGTCTGCTACTAACAAACCATAATTGTATGGGTTAGTAGAATAATTTTCTTTTACTTCCTTTAATAAATAATCTTCCATTTCCATTACTTCATTTCCTTGTAATTTACTTACTAATTGTTCATTTTGATTCATTGCTTTTTGTAATCTTTCTTCTAATTCTTGCTTTGTAGCCATATTATTTACCTCATTTCTTTCTTTATTTTTTATTAATTCTATTAAATCTACTTTTTTAATTTTTTTATCTATTTCTAAACCTAGTTCATTAGCTCGTTCTAATAATTCTTCTTTCTTTAAACTTTCTAATCTAGGTATTCCTTTAAAATCATTTACTCTTAATTGTGCCATTTCAATATACCATTTTTTATTAATGTCATTTATTGTTAATTTATTGGCATTATCTACAATAGGGTTTGGTGGACAGTCTGCGAGAGAATCGCGTCTACCATCAGCTTTAACCTTGACTATTGTTCCGCTTGGTACTTTACCAGCATATATTCTATTGTTTCTTTGTAGTTCTATATCTCCATTCTCAGATTCTTGTACACATTTTTCGTAAGTAGAGCCTAAATGTGAAATCATTTGGAATCTAAATATATCATTACAATTATTTATCGTTTCTTCTACTGGAATATCTAATAATAATTCTTTTAATAATGCTTCACCAACAATGGTTAAACTATTTGCTTTAACATCATCAGTAAATTCAGTATTCCATATTTTATTTTCTTTGTCCCATATTAACTTTAAATTCTTTTGTATAGAATTGCATTTGAATTGACCACCCTTGTAGTTAATAGTGTAATCATTATCGCCTGTTTGTAATAGTTCACAATAATTGTTTACATTAGCCATTACAATACGAAGTATATTATCTTCTTCCATTTCTAAGCCAGTTAGGTTTTCTAAATCATGTATTATCTTATCAGTTTCTTCTTTATATTCAGGATCAACTTCAAACATAACTGCGTCTGTATTAGCAGATACCATTTCTAATGTAGGCACTTGCTCTAAATCATGTATTAATTGTAGTATTATTAGCTGACCTGTTGTACAAATAGAGAAACCTTGAAGATTATCATATAAATCATTAAACTTCGCTCTTAACGCCCCTGTGTAAGCATTTAAAGGTAGCTTTAAACCAATGTTTAAATCTTTATTAGTTAAACCCATTGGAGATAGAAAATCATCACTTAATTTACCTTTTTTCGCACTCATACGAGTTTTTAAAACATTTACATAACCATCTCTATCGCTTTGACTTCTACTTGAATAACCGAATAATCTAACTAGATTAGGGTATAGACTTGTGAAGTCCCAGTTACATAATATTCTTCTTGTTTTTCGTTTGTCATAGATATAAACACCTTTTTTCTTAAAACCATGACCACCACCTATACCAATTTGGAATAATATGTCTTTTAATTCTAATAAAGGTGGTTCGGCATAATAATCTAAGTCATTATGTTCTATCAAATCATCAAAGTAGTCTAGTGCTTCTTTAGGTATTTTGTTTTTATCAATACATTTTGGGTATGTGTAGATAAAATTATCTTCGTATTCTTGTCTTTCAGCACCTAATAGTTTAGCAGTTAAATTAGCATTTGTTTGTGATAGAGCATAGGCAGGATCTATGTTGCCAAACTTCGCTATAATATGTTTTGATTTGTAACCTACTTTTAACTTGTCGAATAAAGGTATCAATGCCTCAACATCGCAAGTACAATAATATAATACTTCTTCAAATTGTTCTTTAGTCCATTTAGTCGGTAAATCAAAAGGTACTGTTGTTTCAGTAATGTCTAATCTTAAATTACCTTCAATTTCTTTTAATGATTTTCTTGGGTTTATTTCATTAAATAAGTCCCAGTTAATGGGTAAAGTGATTCTACCACAATCTATTTCCCAACCTTTTCCACCACCAATGATGTAATCGTTTACTTCTTTTAACTCCTCTGGTGTATAACCAGCTAACCAACATTTAAGTATCCATTTATCGTAATTGTTACAGTTATAACCAATTAGTATTGGATCATATTTATCGAAGAATATTTGAATATCATTCGCCAATGAATTATGGAAATATACTCTTTCTCTAGTTTTATGAGAAATAAATACAACCAAACAATCATGTGCGAATACTTCTATATCGTAATACCAAACTCTATCTAATAAACTATCAAAATCCATTACTCATCCTTTTTGTTATTTACTTTGTTAAGAAAATCGCTAAGTTCTTCAAGATTTTTTTCTCTTTCTCTATTAGATTTATTAACTAGGTATATACCTAAAATAACCATTAGAACTATACAAGTTACGAAACCTAAAATAAAATATACAACATTACTGGAAATCATTATCATTTGTTATCATCCTTTGGTTTTATATAAGTTTTACCATTGAAACGTGGTTTTTCTTTAGTACCTTTATTTATATTACCAGTACTTACCCAGAATACTTTTACTTCTTTTGCTTTATCTCTATAATACTTTTGTTTCTCTTTATAATCTTTAAATTCCAAATATATCCCATCCTTCCTTTTTATAGACACTCTTTCTTTTACGAGTGAATCTATCTAAAATACTAACATCATCAACTAAATCATATACATTAGCTATCTTTTTATTTTCACAAGGTCTTTGACACCTACCTATTGCTTGTACTACAAGTCGTTCATCTTTCACTGGACTTGCCATTACTAGATTCTCTAGTATAGGTATGTCTAAACCCTCTGCTACAAGCGAATATGTTGCGAATAATACTTTATGTTTTCCATTTCTAAATTCTTCTATTTTTTTCTCTCGTGTTTTCTTTGGTGTTTTACCATTGATATAGATAGAATCTTTGACATTTTCATTAAGATACTCTAATTGACTTGTTCTTTCACTGATCACTATTGTATAACCTTTGATATTATTGATAAGATTTAATATCAATTTATTCCTATCATAATCGGTCGCTAAATCACTAATTAATGTTGTGAATATAATTCTACCACTTGTGTCATAAACGTCTTTATTTGCCACGTTATATGTTGTTTTTAGCATGTTTATTTTAGCAGGTACTTGGAATTGTTCGATAGGTATTGTGATTATAGGTTTATTTTCATAATAACCTATCAAATTTTTCTTATCTTCACTCTTTTTAACCTCATAAATTACATTTCCTAGAATCTTTGTAGTAGTATTTTCCAAACCATCAGCTCTATGGAGTGTTGCAGTAAGTCCAAGTTTATATCTCGAGTTAAAATAATTGACACATTTTTCAAACATTTTAACACTTTCAGCATTGGTGCTTAAATGGTGTACTTCATCTACAATAACTAAACCAAACTCATTTTGTTTTATTTCATTGTGATCTATGATATTTACCAATGTCTGTACTGTAGCGAAAACTATATCTCCAGATACATCACATTTACCATCTGTTATTTCACTAGTTGTACAATTAAGATTATCTTCGCAACGTTCTCTAGCTTGATTCAATAATTCTTTAGTATGTGTCATCCATAATGTTTTTTGTTTCAATGTAGCAGCACATTCTAAACCTATCTGTGTTTTGCCAAGTCCGGGTGGTAATACGAATATGCCATTAACATATTTTTTTAAAGCATTGGTACATGGTTTTTGGTAATCTCTTAGTATAATGCTTGATTTTATATTAGCTTTATTAGTTATAGTGTAATCAGTATAATCTTCTTTTCTAGGGTGTATATTCCATATATCTTCAAAACAACCTATTGGCAAGTATATATTATCTTGATAGTAGTCATATAGACTTATTTTCTTCGGTGTTTTTCCAGTCCAGAAGCCCATACGTTGTTTTTTAATATAATCTGGGTTATTAAATGTCAATTCTTTTTTACAATAGTCTAATACTTCTTTAGTCGGATCTTGTATTTCGATAATATTACTTAATACTATCTTCATTATGTATCTCCAAATCTGCTTTAAAACAATCTTTCTCTAAATCTAAATAACCTTGCTTTTCAAATGTGTCTTTTGATCTCACCCATGTAGTCCAGAAACAACCTAATTTATCACTCTTAATCATAATGTAAATATTGCAGTTGTATTTCTTAACAAAATTATCTAGCTCATCTCTTTTTTTATAGATTCCACTACCTTTGTAATATAGTTTAGTCCCTATTATATGCTTCGCTTCAATGAATAAACAACTTCCACCACGAGCAATAATTATATCACATATCGTACCACCAAATTCTGTTGGAAATTTATATGCAAAGTAATTTCGTTTACTATAATAGTCCATTATTTGTTGTTCCCAACTTTTACCAACTTTATATTGTTTAATACCCATTATACTTTCACCTTACCAACTAATTGTAATCTTTTACTATATCTTACTTTAGTTAGAAACTGATTCATTAGATATTGACTATCGAAATATTTTTCAAAAACATAATCTTTTTCTAAATTTTTTAAATAACATTTCCACATAATTACTTCTCTCTTTCTTTTAAAATAATTTCGTTATATTCCTCCATTATGTCGTAAGGAATACCTACTTGATTATGCACTTTAGCCATTGTTTTATTGCTTAATGGTCTAAATGGTCTATTCTTATCGAAGAACTCGATTAATGAAGCATAGCCAAGTCCAATTTGTTTTGCGAATTGTCGAATAGAACATTCTCTGATTCTCATTTCGTTCAACATTATTTCATAATATTCTGTATTCATAATCTCCCTCCTTAAATGTAATATATCATATATAAACATATAAGTCAATAATTATTTTGTAATTTTGACACTATTTTTCATTAATGTTATAATAAAGATGTGTTTAGATTGAGTTGTCAATCTACACAAGTTATCTCATTTTATTCCTACGTCTTTTCGTAGGAATTTTTTTATTCACCAAGATTTACAAAAATCATTTTATCTCTTGGTTTTTCAAATGCTTTTTTAACTTTATACCTAACAACTCTATCTGGAAAAGGTTTTTCAAGTATTGTTTCATTAAAGTTAAATGCAAGACAAAGCACTTCATCGAAATCTAATCTAGTTTTATAATATATGTCATTTATATATAGGAATAATTGATTATCTCTATCACCAACCTCTACATTGGTTGGTTTTTTATATGGTTCTTTATTAGAATCGCTTTTTAAACTTGCATTTTCAAGTATATATTTTTTTATTTTTCTAGGCATTGGTTGTGGATCACAATTATTAATTGTCGAATAACCATATTTTTTACCATTGATTTCACTAGGTGCTACTAATATATAACCGTCCGTACGTATATCAATACCTTGATAGTCTTTAAAAACATTAGCTGCATTGGAAACATTTTTTAACTCTTCATCTGTTTTAAATATGATATGATTACCGCCACTTGGTGTAACTTGTTCGCATATACCGAAATCATCATATTCATCATCTGTTAGTAATTTATCTACTAATTTAGCAAAATTCTCAACACCATCTTTATTTGGATCATGTCTATCTAAATCTAATACAAATATATTGTTTTGACTACATGGTAAAGCCCAATTACATTCAGGACATTGCTCATACCAATAAAGAATCTGGAAATAATCACTAGAACACTCTTCTTGCCATTTCTCTATCATAGGTGTCTTACTATTTGGAACTATAGGAAATATCTTCAAACCTTTATCAATATAATTTTCTTTTAAAAATTCCCATTTAGTCATATAATCATCTCCTATACAATATCTTCTAAATTATCTGTAAGTTCATCTTGATATTCAGATGTTTCTAAGTATTCTATTTTTTCATTTATCTCTTCCATAATATCTTGATAAGTAGTTTGATGTTTTTGTTGATATTCCTTTTTTAAATCATTAAATTTATCAATTTGATTACTAGCTTTATAATAAACCATATATACATCGAATAATAAATCATGATTAAACATGTTAGATACTTCATTGGTATAACTAAAACGCATTTTATTCATATAATAATCTATATACGCTTCTCTCACATCCTCTATTGTTATACCATTATCATCTAAAAATCTTTCTGCGGTATCGTGTAAATTTTCTTCATGTTCGCTTTCTAAATCACGTGCTTTTTGATATTCATCTGTATCGTGTGTCATATACATTTCCATTGTACGTATTAAAGATTCTATGCCACCATTTACTTGTCTTTTTAAACTTTCAATATTACTATTTCCTAAATTATAATTAAATGTATAGCTATCATGATCAGTGTAACCTTGTCTTGTATAAGTACTTCTTATTCCAAAATTAATACTTTTATTTCTCGTATCAATGCTATTCAAATAAATCACAAACGATTTATCACCATATACAAATAAAGTCCACTCTTTTTGCCACATTTGTGGATCAAGATAGTTTTTAATTATAAAACTATAATCTATTTCATAAATTTTTAATGCTAATTCATATTTCATAGTTATCTCACCTTCTTATATTTCTTTTTATCAATACCATATTTTTGTATCATACGTGTTATTGTACTTGGGTTAAGATTGTGTTTTCTAGCAATATCAATACTTTTCATACCCTGTTTAAGGTAGTTAATAATATCTTCTTTTGAAAGTTTACTAGCATTTTTTCTTGTCTTAACTTCTTCTTTTAAATCATTTAATTGATCTTCCGTTAAAACACGATATTTATAATCTTCATGTAAATATTTCATAGCGTATTGAATTGCTTTTCTAAAATCATCTCTATTACTTCTAGGAGAATAAAATATCTTTTCTTTATTCTCATTATATGCCTTTATCAATTCATAAGTTCTTTGATAGTCTGCTCTAATCAAACGAGCTTTTTGTATTTTCTTACCAATATTTATGAATTCATTGTCTGTTGTATTCTCATCTTCTAATCTATGGTAATAATCACTTAATTCCCAATCTATTTGTTGTTGGTTGCTTGGTTGTTCTTTTATAATGTTGCTTATATCGGAAAATATGGAATCAAGTTCATCAAACTTTGATAACATTAATTCTAATCTTCCTAAAAATATATTTTCTTTATTACTATCCATATCTCATTTTACTCCTTTTATTATATATTGTATAAATAATGTTCTTTGTTAGCTTCAAAGAAACCTGTATTAAAATCATCTTCTTCTTGATCTTTTTCGCTTTCTAAAGTATGTTGACATTCTTCGCATAAATGTTCATCCATATCAGTTACAAATAATTCACGACAGTATTCACATTCTGCAAGATAATCTTTAACAAATTCTTCAAAAGAAATTAACCAACAAAATCTATCTCTTTCTTGTATATATAATTCTACTGCTCTTTTAAAATCTTTTTGACTTAATGTTTTAATATTCATGATATCTACCTCTTCTTTCTCCATAAATGCAATCTCACATACATTTCATGTCTATATTTAGCTTTGGAATCTAAAACTTTTCCACAACCTCGACATGTGCCGTATATCTCTACCATATTTTTATGGTTTTGATAACCACATTCACATTTAATATTTCCCGGATCATTTCGTTTTTTATTTCTCATTTTTAACACCTCTCCCAAGTAAGTATCTCCCTTACTTGAATATATCATATCATATTAAAACATATAAGTCAATATATTTTTTAAAAAAATTTAATTTTTAATCAAAATCTATCTTTTCAAGTATATCTTTTACAAGTAATCTAACTTCAATAGATGCGACATGATCAGCGTTTACTAATCTATTTATTTCTTTTAACGATTCTTTTAATTCTTTATTTTCTTGTTGTAAATTTTCAATAATCACATTCATATCAGTATAATCTGCATTACTAATTTCTATCATTTGAAACACCTCCTTCATAACATAATGTTATTTCAACGTTTATTTTTAAAAATTTCAATTACAAGTGCAGCTGTTGTTAGAATCAACAATACAACACCTACAAATACAAACATTAAACTTATTAGATCCATTATTTTTTCTCCTTTATCATTCTTTTTACATAAGGTTTTTCAAATTCTCTATACATAACACAACTTCCATTGTTTACTATCATAGCTTCTTGATATATGTTTCTATCTAATGTATCTAGTGCAGTAAAACAATAATCTTCATTGTCGAAGTTGAATATGTGTTCATAAGGACTTCCTACACCATTTACCGCTCTTTTTCTTCCCCATAGTTCAAACATTTAATCACTCCTCTGGCATTTCATAAACATACATTTTATCTAAAATTTCCTGTGCTTGTTCTCTACCATATTTTTGCATAGTTATTTTAAAACTATCTTCACTTAATCTCCACGAATATTTTAGTCTTATTACATATTGTATTTCATCTAATACTTCCAATGCTCTTTTTTTTGCTTTATATTTTCCTAATCTAACCCAGTTATTATCATCAAAATATCCTCTTATTACACATATCTTATCTGTATCTGTTGTTTCTATTCTTATATCATCACACTTTGTTAAAACTTTTTTATCTTGACTTCTTATCCATAGTTCCATTTTGATCCTCCCAAAACTCTTTATCACATTCCTGCTCGTTATCTATCATTCTTAATGTTACTAACGTATTTCCTATAAGTATTGTTTCAACTATTACCCCTATTATTATTAATATTGTTATTATTATTCCTAATATCATTTGTTTTCTCCTTTATTCTTTTTAATCTTACTTCTTCTGTTCTACCATTAAACTGATTCAATATATCTTTAATTTCTTTTAGATCTTCTATGTTGTATTTTTTATAATCTAATTCATAATACAATCTTATTAGTAATTCATACATTATTTATTTTTCCTTTTAGTTCTTGTAAATATTGTAATACAAACGAACACGTTATTCTTTCTTGCTCTGAACTAGTTTCAATTACTTTATTAAGGTATTCTTCTAATTCATTCATGATATTATTTAATGTATTATTTTCTACTCTTAATTTTCCATTTAGTATTCTATGTTCTTCATTTATGTTTTTTAGTCTTTCTATTTCTTGTTGTAGAGAATTGTATTTTTCTTTTGACCATTGTTTAGAATAGTTATGATAATATTCTTTATGTTTTTGATAATACTTCTTTTGAGCTTCTCTTTTTATCTTTTTTACTCTTTCTAAATTGTTTTTTTTATATCTTTTATGATTTTCTAGGATTTTCTTTCTGAATTCTTCATCAGTATGATATCTTTTTCTTACATATTCTTTTTGTCTTGTTAGTATTTTTTCTTTGTTTTTTTGATAATATCTTTTAGCATTTTCTCGAGCTTTTATTTTCTTTTCTTCTTCTGTCATTTGTTATCACTTCCTATCAATAATACAAATCTTCATGACTTTTTCTAACGCGAGTAATATTTCCCCTATTTCATTTCTGCTTTCTTCTGATAGATCATTGTTAATAAATATTTCTTGATATTCATAAATTAGCATTGCTAAATATTTATGAAACTCTGCATATTCTCTTTTATTCATTATTACCTCTCATTTTATTTTCACATAATTCATAATTTCCTATTGTTTGTAAACATTCATCCATTGTCATTGGTTTCTTTTCAGTTTTTGGTGGATATGTAAACAATGCTACAAATCCAA